TGTATATATTTCGTCGAGTCAGGATTCGGATCATTGCTGCGGCCATCACTAGGTTGAACTAGGAAATATCCAGAGCAGGAAAAAGAACTACGAGGATCGTTCTCGGTTCCTGAATCCACGGATGGATCCAGGTAGACCTGAAAATCATATTGCTGTTGCTGTGCTATATTGGATAATTTCGGCCATTTCGGGAGTTTAATATCGGGGAGTTTAATATCGGGGAGTTTAATGGGCATGGGCAACAATCCTTTGAGATTTGTAAAAAAAAAAAAATGAAAAAGATCCGCACGGTGTGCCGTTCGTACAAACCCATGATCGGACACCTCCTCGGCGACGCCCGCCGCCGTCTCCTCGACGGCGGTTCGGAGATGCCGGCAAGCGATTTCATGAGCCTGTACAGCCTGATCTACGACGGATGCATCCATGACCGCTCCCCGGGGAAAGAGGGCGTCGAGGCCCTCCACGGCCTCTTTGGCCACGAGATGAGCGCTTTCTGTACCGGGCTCGTCCACAGCACCTTTTCGCTGTCCAAAAAGATGGAGATCTACGAGGCCGGCCTGCGCTTTTTCCTGTTTTCTTTCCGCTACCTGGATCGTTTCCACACGAGGAGGAGCAAACGATCTCTCGCGGAGCAGGCCCGCGAGATCTGCGGATCCGTCCTCTTGCCGTCTCTGCTCGCCGAGACGCGCGCTCTCCTCGGGTCGCGGCAGGACGACACGGTCCTCCGGATGATCGCCTGGAGCGTCCGGAACGGCTTCTCCACACGGGTGCTGGCGACAGACCTGGTGGGGCTGTTTGGAGAGCGGCTGTCGGCATCGCCGCGCTTCCCGGACGCCGACAGCGTCCTCGCGCACCGCGACTCGCTCCGGGCCGAGATCGAACGGGATCGTCTTGTGGCCGTCCTCGGTGTCCACCAGGCGCTGAAAGACATGATCGACGAGGCCTGCCGGCGCGACGAGCGGCCGCTGCTGGCGGGCATGAGGTCGTTCCTCGAGCGGAAAGACCTGGACAAGATCCGGGTGCTTTTCCGATTTGCCCGGCCGGTGCTCGTGCCGGCCTTCCGCCGGTGTGTCTCGGAGGCTATGTCGCAGATCGGCCGGTTGCGCGGGCTCTGGGAGATCCTGGAGTCCGTCCACGAGGACTACGGCACGGCTTTCCGGGAGACGATCCAGGATCATCCGGCCCTTCTCGCCCGGAGCGTGGGCTGGTTCCGGGAGGACGCGGAAAACGTCTTTCTGCTCTCGTTCTTTCCGGACAGGACAGCCTGGTTTGCGTGCTACGAGAAGATCCTCTGCCGCGCGCTGATGGACGGCGCCTCGATCGAACGAGAAAGAGGACGGCTCCGGTGGCTCGAAACGGAGGCGGACCGGAACGCGCTCGACAGGCTCCGGCTCCTGCTCCACGATTTCACCGAGAGCCGGCGGTGGTCGGAGGAGAATGGCGACACGCATCGTCTGGTCATCCTCCGGAACGGCGCGCCGTCGGATCCGCTGCGATCCGAGCCGATGAAGCCGTGGGACGCTTGGCTCATGCCGGAGATGATCTCGTTCTTCCGGACGACGGACGCCGCGTACCGCGACAAGACCGGCAAGCGGCTGGTGTTCAGCCTCTGGAACAGCACGGCCGAGGTTATGATCAATGGCCGGATGGTGCTCCTCGCGGCCGTCCAGCTGGCGTTCCTGTACCTTGTTGTGTACCGGAAAAGAGACACGCAGGAGCAGATCGCCGAGGCGACGGGGATGGATCCCGGGATCGTGGGTGGCGTGCTCCACTCGCTCTCCCGCGGGCGGATCCTCCGGCGATCCGGCGACACTTTTGCCTACGAGCCGTCGCACGAGACGGCTTTCCCGCTCCCGGCCGTGATGAAGCGGATGCCGGCAAGACCGCCGGAGGAGGACACACACCGCCTGCGCGCCGCCATCGTGAGCGTGATGAAGCGGGAAAGAGAAATGACGGAGCGGGAGCTCGAGCAGCGGGTCGGGCCGCTGGGGCGGGAGGTGGCCGTCCTTGTCGACCAGGAGTATCTCGAGCGGAAAGGAGATCGCCTCTGCTATGTGCCATAAACGGATTAAGACCTCTACGGAGAAAAAAAAAACGAGAAATAAATTTTTTTCATGACAAAAAAAAAGAGAATGTCGATTGCTCGTGAGTACAACAACAATGCCGTCTCGACCTACAACGAGTACGGATCCGGGATGAGATACAACACCCTCTTTGCGAATAAGCTGCCGGAGACCGTGCCCAGCATGAGCTTTCCCACGATCCTCGACCAGACCCCGATCCGGAGCTACGACGCCCTCACCCGCGACTCGGACGGGACCGGCTACTACAGCTACCTGACGGGCTACGGGACCTCGTGCGACCAGAACTATTTTGTGGCCAAGTGTCCCGAGAACAAGTTCCTCCGCGTCTTCCAGCCGGGGCCGCAGCAGTTCGTTTCGCCCTCGGCCAGCCCGCTCCCCAACGACCTCGTGTCCGAGGGCTACACCGCCGACCCGCTGACGCAGATCAAGAACCTCCAGATCACAATGTTTTACGACAAGGACTGCCCGTACTGCCAGAAAGCCATCGCGTCCATCGACGAGGCGATCGGTGCCAAGAACCGCGAGCAGCTCGTCCAGCTGAAAGACGTCAAGGTCGGCCAGAACGAGCAGGAGCTGGTAAACCTCGGCGGCTACGCGGTGCCCTTTTTCGTTTCCGGCCTCACCAACAACACCGTGACCGGTTTTTTCCCCGTGGACAAGCTGCTGGCGGATCTGGCCGCGTTCAAGGCCAAGAATAACTCCACCCAGCAGCAGCTCCAGGATCTGGGGATCGTGGTCTACGAGATGGAGAACTGTCCCTACTGCACGTCGCTCCACAGCATGCTGGCGCCTTACCAGGATGCCGTCGAGTTCAAGAACGGCCTGGATCCGGCCAACGCCTCCTCCCTCCAGGGCGTGAAAGGCTTCCCCTACATCGTGTCCAAGACGACCGGCAAGACGGTCACAGGATGCCCGGCCTCCATCGAGAGCCTCATCAAGGATCTGAAATAGAGACATGACACATGGTCGGCCTCGATCGAAAGCCTCATCAAAGACCTGAAATAGAGAACATGACACATGGTCGGTCACCGGGTGGCCTCCATCGAGAGCCTCATCAAGGATCTGAAATAAAGACGGCTGCTCACTGGAGCAGGACGCGATCCGCGCAGAAAGCCGCGGTATCCAGCGAGTAGGTCGCGATCAGCGAGGTGATGGTCTCGCCCTCGACGACGACCTTGTTGAGCGTGCCGGTCTCCTGGACGCGGAGACGGGCGTGGCGATGGCCAACGCGGCCGGTGATGTTCTGGGTCACGACAAAGTCCGCCTCGACCTCCAGGGACGGTGTGAGCGGGATGGTAGCCGCGAACTTGCCGGTGCCGACAAGATCGAGCCGGCCGTCGCGGAGTGTGCCGGTGCCGTAGGTGGTGTAGGTCTCGACGGCGGCCACGCCGTCGAAAGACTGCGTGAGCGACCAGAAGATCGTGTCATCATTCTGTTCGAGAATGGTGAACCGGTAGTCGTACGGCACGGTCTTGAACTGATCCTGGACAAAAGAAAAGTCCTCGCCGTAGGCGACGGATGCGGACACGGCGGTAGCGGCATAGACGGACATGTCTGGTTACAGAGACGCAAGATTTAAATGCGTCGCTACAATTCGCTCTGGACGGTCTCGTCGTTCAGCTGTTTCTTGGATTTGATGTACACGCGGATCTCACCGATGATGCCGATCTTGGACGTGATGAGCAGGGGCATGTTGTTTTTGCAGTGGATGTTCAGGTTCATGTGAAGACCGGCGATCTTGAGGATGCGTGACAGCTGCTCCGTGTCAAAATCCTCCGAGAACTCGTCGGCATCGTTCTCCACCAGCCGCTGCGCCTCCGTGTCGCCGAGGATGACGTTCGTGCTGTAGATGCTCCCTACGTTGCACAGGAAGCCCACGGTGTATTTCTTGGCCACGATCTGGATCGTGTTGGACATGTTGAACATGTCCTTGCACATCTTGCTGAACTCGCTCGAAGAGATCAGCACCGAGTGCTCGTAGCACTCCGGGATCGTAATGTCCAGGTTCTGGATGTTCTGGATCTTGACGTAGCTGATCGTCAGCCGGTTGTGATCCTTGGGGATGATCTGGATGCCCATGTCCAGCGCGTTCTTCTCCTCGATGAACAGCACCAGGACGTCCCTCTTCTTGATGGATTTCAGCATCTTGTAGAAATGGTTCATGTTCAGACCCACGTTCAGCACGCCGCCCTCGATCGCCTCCGAGAAATAAAAGAAGCTAAAGTCCTTGGCATGCAGCGTCAGGTCGATCAGCGTGCGGCGGTTGCTGTCCATCATCCGCAGCGAGATCTTTTTCGCGTCGATGCGGAAGCACGCCGTCTTGATGACGTTGTGCAGCAGCTCCGTCAGGATCTTGAAGATGTACGCGTCCGTGGTCTTGCACCGGAAAAGATGGTTCGTCTGCTCCATTTTTTTTTTAAATACGCGGCCGTCTTAAATCATTTCAGAGCACGGCCGGTCCGCGCTGGCCGAGGAAGGGGAGGGCCGTGGACGGGCGGATCCCGGCGATGACGCCTTTCTCACAGCAGAGGCAGTCGTATTCATCGACGGTGAGGAACGAGGAGAAATAATCCCAGCTGTAGACGGTTCTTGTGTTGAGGATAAACTGGGCATACGCGGGGCTGATGTTTCCTGCGGGCGACGATGGCATCTCTACGGATGGAAAAGATTTTTTTTTTTAGGCGACGCGGAGGATCCAGTAGCGATGGGCGCGCCGGAAATGTTTCCGGGCGCGTCTCGCCTGCGACGGGTATCCCTTGACGAGCGCCGCGAGTCGTTCGCGCTCGTCCGCGGAAGCAGAGCCGTGGCCGCCCTGGGTGTCCCAGAACACCCAGAGCCCCGAAGACACGAGCCGCGGGACGAGCGTGCCGACGAGCCGGTGCTGGGCGTGGCCGTACTCGCCTTTCCAGTTGTGTGTGAGCACCATCTCGTAGTGGTGGCGCTCGAGCTCTCTGCGGAGCGCAGGCTCGACCTTGTCGTGGAGCCGGCGGGCCGTGTCCTGATCGGTATGATCCCACATCTCGTACTCCCAGACCTGATCGAGACTGTCCATGGCGGCCACGAATTCCGCAGCACGGCGCTTGTGTCCGGCGTTCGTGAGGCAGATGATCTTCCAGCCGTCCAGCCGGAGCAGCGCCAGCCCGCCAAAGAGGAGCTCGTCGTCGGGATGGCAGACGATCATGAGCCGGGTGGCGTCGGCTTTCTTGATCTTGTGGAGCGTGTCGCGTTGCGGGAAATGTGGTGGTCGGGTGTACCACCTCATGAGCAGGCCGTACAAGACGATCACCAAGATCACGTAGACGAGCAAAAAGATGAAGCCCGCCAGGACCGATCCGGTCGCAATCAGGACGAGCCACACGATCAGGGCAACGACGGCCACCAAAAACCACGCGTAATACACCACCGGAAGCCTCAGCAGCATCTTTTGTCCGACCGGCACCCAGCTGTTGGCATTCTCGTGATCCATGAGTGGGAGGTCTCTGATATTGGCGGGGATGGTCTTGTGCATCCGGAGATTCATGAAAGGGAACAGATAGGCATCGGGCAGCAGCACCGTCGTTTGGGGATGCCGTCGGAAATACGCCATGACAATGGCACCAAACATGAGCGGTCCCGTGCGGCTGAGCAGCGAGCCTCTCTTCCGACCGAGGATGGTTTTCAGACAGTTCTCCATGACGGGATGCCGTGCCGAAGCACCGAATAACCCATTCTGGATAAAAACCTTGTCGATCAGCCGGTAGAGCCTGTGAAAATTATTGGATTGAACCACGACCAGGTCGATGTCATCTTTTCCACCGAACGCATCGATCCAGAGCGCCGGCGAGCGAACGCAGCGGTAATCCGTGTCCAGGTAGAACCCGCCAGAGAGGTAGACGATCATGTAGCGAGCAATGTCCGATTTGCCGGCGTACGTGGGCTCGGCGTCGTACATTGCTTCGAGCGCCCTGCCTCGCCGGCCGAGGCGCTCAAACAGCGGCCGGATGCTCGCGTCGTCCCAGAGCCGGAACTGGATGCCCTCGGCGTCTTGACGGCACCGAGAAAGATTGTCCCGGAACGGACAGGCCTCCGCGCCCTGGATCCAGATGCGGTGGATGATCTTGGGAATCATTTTACTGGACTCTTTTTTTTTTTCTTTTACGGCCTGACAAGGATCGATCGGTGGTTGTCCGGCTTCCAGTCTTTCTTGGCGCCGTATTTTTTCTCGAAGCGGTCGAGCAGGCGCACCGGATCCAGGGCTCTGTTTGTGTACGGGACAGACAGGATCTCCCGACGAAAAGAGGCGCACCCGATCACGGAGTTTTCGATGAACGGGAGCTTCTCGAGCAGTGTCGAGAAGAAATGATGGAGGATGCCCGAAGCGTCCAGGGGTAGTTTTTCCACATTGAGGCGGCATCCACGGCCGCACTGGCCAATGAAAAAGATGTCGGGCCGCGGATGAAAGACGCTCATGCCGAGGTCGTTGATCCGGAGGATGAATCCGAAAAGGGGGATCACGAGCCTGTGGCCACGCCGGTACTCGTAGCCGATCTCCCTGAGGTTCTCGATGCCGGTGTCGTAGAAATACGAGTTCGGTCCCAGCCAGTGGATCAGGAGGTTCTCGGGATGCATGTCCCGCAGAAAAAAATCGTACCGGAGGAGCACCATGAACGTGTACAAGAAAGAGATCACCAGCGTATCCAGGATGCTGCTGAGCAGGACACGCCTGCGGATCCTCGGGAGAATGATGTGATAATCGCGTCCGTGCGCCGTGGTCGTCATTGTGCGCAGGGCGAACGTTTTCAGCTGCTCAAAGGTCGAGAACCACTCGCCATAGACAAAAGGATTGTGATTCGTAATGAAAAAATTATTATCGCTCGTCCGTGTGCCCGTATACTCCTCGATGTCGTCTTTGCCCTGTCGCTCTAGGATGATCCTGGTCACGATGTCTTTCCGGTCGTCACAGATAGTGGCGCCGAGCATGAGCGGGAGGTGAGGACTCTTTTTTTTCTTGTATAGGAGATTGGTAAAAGCATGAAAAAAGGCCTCGTTGGTGAGCGCGTTGTCGTCCCATACGTACATCCGGCCCGCGTGAGACAGGATGCCAAACGAGGCATCGTGGAAAGAATGGATCTCTTTTACCACCACGGGGATCGTAATGATCTTGTCGCTGGCGATCTCGAGATCCATAAAAGGCCGTACGCAGAGGCTCGGCGGTGCGCTCACGACGCCGTACATCCCGCTCCCCAGCTTTTTCTTGCAGCGGATGACGTGCTCCCGGCAGATGGCCGAGATGGCCGCGGCGAGGCGTCTCTTGGTGAGCGGGCGCGGGAGCCGGTAGATCCTCGTGATCGGTGAATCGTCGATATCTTTCAGCAGGACATCCATTTCTTCCTTGACAGAAAAAAAATACGACGATCCTATCCCACCGTGACCACTTTAGCGAGGTTTCTGGGAAAATCCGGGTCGATGCCGCTCTCCACCGACAGACCGTACGCCAGCATCTGGAGGACGATCCCGGCCACGAGGAAAGCCATCGCGCCGCCACGGATCCGGCACACGACGAGGCCGTCGTGCTCCGGGACGTCCAGTGGCGTGAGGAGCACCACCCTGGTCTTCCTGGCCAGGATCTCGGTGATGCTGTTAAGGCTCTCCTGCCGGGTCGAGGCGTCGGTCAGCACAAAGACGACGAGCACGGACTCGTCCATGAGGGCGAACGGGCCGTGTTTGAGCGCGCCGGCCGGGTAGGCCTCCGCGTGGCGGTACGTGATCTCTTTGATCTTGAGGGCGCCCTCACGGGCAATCAGGAAATCATTCCCTCGACCCAGCAGGAAGAGGCTCCGGTGGGGGAGGATCAGCGGCACGAGCGTGGTGCGCACCGTCTCGAACAGGGGGGAGAGGCCGTCCCGCAGGACGACTCTCAGATCCTCGATCTGACGCAGCACGGCGATCCGGGGCGCGTCCTCACGCGGGAGGAAGAGCTGGTGGAACCACAGCACGCACAGGATCCCCGAGATGACCTGCGCGGTAAACGACTTGGTGGATGCCACGCCCCGCTCTCGGCCGGCATTGGTGTACAGGCCGCCGTCGGTCTGCTGGGACAGCGCCGACCCGACCACATTGGTGATCCCCAGGCAGACAACCCTGTGGACGTCCAGCCTGAACCGCTCGAGGCATGCCAGGAGATCCCTGGTCTCGCCGCTCTGCGAGAGAAAGATCCCGACGGTCCTGCCCCGCACCGCCGCTTTCCAGTCCAGGCCGTCTGCCTCTGTGGCATCGACCACGTGGACATGCGACAGCGGCGTCGCCTCCAGAAAGAAACGACGCAAGATCATGGCGGCGTGGAGCGATGTCCCGCACCCGAACAGGTACACGTGGCTGGCCTGACAGAGGGACGGCGCGAGGTGGGACAGCCCGCCCAGGTGGATGCGGCCCGTGGCCACCGAGTAGCGCGAAAAATTCTTGGACACCCTCTCGATGAGATCCTGCTGCTCCAAGATTTCTTTCTCCGTGAAATGGCGGTACGCGCCGAGCGCCCGGTCGCTGTCGCCGGATCGGTGTCTCGGGTCGATCGCGGTGAAATCCTTGTGGAAATGCTCGTCGAAGCGCAAGACGACGAGCTCGTTCGTCGGGAGGCTGTAGACCCGGGTGATGCCGGGGGGAAACGCCTGTGTCTCGGAGCTGATCATGATCATGGTGTGATCCTTGTCGGTGCCGAGCACGAGAGGGCTGCCGTGGCGGATCGCCAGCAGGACGTCGGGGAGTTCCGCGCACTGGAACACGAGGCCGTACGTCCCCTCCGTCGTGGCCAGGACGTCCGTGATCGCGCGCCTCAGCGATTGCTCGAGCGCCGTCTCCGACCGGAGCTCGCGCCACCTCGCGGCGATGCTGTTCAGCAGCACCTCGGAGTCCGTCTCGCTCGCCTGGCGGGTGCGGTAGCGCTCTCTCAGCTCCTGGTGGTTCTCGATGATGCCGTTATGAACCATCGCCAGCGTCCCGCAGACCGTGTCGATGTGCGGGTGGGCATTGTTCAGGCTCACCCCGCCGTGCGTCGCCCAGCGCGTGTGGCCGATCATGTTGGTGGCCGTGGCGGTGTTCTCGCCCGGCATCGGGACGACGCCCAGGCTCTTGTACACACGGAACGCCTCGTTCTCCAGGAAAGAGATGCCGACAGAGTCGTAGCCACGGTTGCGGAGCTCGTGCATTGTGTAGACGAAATCCTCAAAATGACCGGGTTCCAGCGATAAGAGAGCCGTGATTCCACACATTTGATCTGTTGATATCCCAGATCTTTAATTGAGTCGGACGAATCGCGGCTTCCTTGCGACAACCGGTCTCGGCGTGGCGGTGCCCGGTTTCGATGTCAGCAGCCTGGTCGAGATCGTGTTCCTGTGCTTCTCGTCCCTGGTCATCCCCGCGGCTCGTCCGTGAAAGGCGTCCCGGATCCTGCCCGCGTCCATCTCCGGCAGGATCGCTTCCGAGTAGATGTACTTGAATCCGGCCAGCGCATCCACGTCGAACGTCTTTGGATAGGCCTCCGGGAAAAGATCCATCACCTCGCGAGCCTTGGCCGGGAGGAGGTGGCGCATCTGCGGTGGCAGGATGAGGAGGAGCTGGAGGATCGGCTCGACGGGCGCGGAGCCGAGGAACGAGATGGAGTTCAGCGAGAACGAGAACCGGTCGAGGACGGTCAGCATGTCGGAGGGCAGCGGCGACACCCGATACCGGTAGTGCCACGCGTAGTCGGGACACCCGCGCAGGTAGTACCGCAGCGTAAAGACGATGGACTCGAAATAGTTGATGACGGCCTCCGTGACCGTGCGGCGGTACGCGTCCTCGTCCAGGCCCGCGCACCCAAAGAAATAGTCGTAGTACCGACGCTTCCACGCGGGCCGGCCGTAGTCGATCCGATCGAGGAGCGGCGCGTATCGCGCGTGCTCCGGGTGATCCGGGTGAAAAAAAGAGAGGTGCTGGAAGCGCGACTCGAAGAGCTCCGCCGCGTCCATCCCCAACTCGTTCCGCGCGCGGTGCGGCGCCGACTCACCACTCGCCTCCCGCAGGCACAGCGCGTGCATCTTGCGCATGTCCGCCTCTTCCGTTCGGGCGAGCCGGGCGACAATGGCTCGGAAGAAGCGCTCGTCCACGCGGGGCTCCGGCTGGTGAATCGGGTGGTAGTCCACCAGGTATCGGTGCGCGCCGGACAGCTCGTTGTAGAGGCCGATCATCGTGTCCAGCCCTCCGGCACGGATCTTTAGGTACGGGAGCGACGGGACAAAATCGTTCCCGACCATCATCAGGAGGAGGTTGTAGTCGGTCAGGACGCGGAGCTCGTCGACCGGCACCGACGGCCGTGCGCGGGTCATCTCGTTGTAGAAATCCCGGCGGACCAGGTCGAGGCTGCAGTAGATGTACTTAAAGTCGTGGCAGAACCGAGATTCGTGCAACGACTTTTCATCCGGCATGCGCATGATGGAGATGCTGGACTTGTGCGTCAGCAGGCACAGGGAGATCATGTCCGCGTCGGGGCTGTAGACGGCGACGGCGTCCCTGGTGGACGCCGGATCCCGGTGCATCCGGCGGAGGCGCTCCAGGAACTTGTGCTCGCCCTCCCCGGGCATCGAGGAGTCGCTCAGGATCACGCGGCAGCCGAACCTGTCCTGGGCCATGGCTTTCTGGAGAGCCCTGGAGAGCTTCTCCATGAACAGCGTCCCGGGGCAGATGTTGGGGCTCGGGTCGAAGCCGTCCTCTGTTGCCGGCCAGCCCATCTCTTTCCTCTTTTTCTGGAAAAGTTCCTTCATCTGGACGGACTTGTACCGGCGCGACCGCTGCTGGACCATCTTGGCTCTCGGCGCGGAGCCGTCCATCGAGATGTAGGCGTACTGTTTGGGCGCGACCACGTCGTTGATCATCTCGCACGTCGTGCGTATGGTCTCCTCGATGAGCGCCGCCTGCCGGTCGGCGTCCGCCGGGAGGCCGGCGCGGATCTTGTACCAGGTGTTGTAGATGAGGGAATTGAAATCGATAAAGAGCACGTCGAACGGCACGCTCCGATCCGCCCCGCGGATGATGCTCCTGTTTTTCTGGAGGATGGAGCGGAAAAAAGTGGGGATGCCCATGTGTTTTTTTCTGTTGTGGAAAAAAAGAATACAAATCAATTTTTCATCACATGTACATGGAGAAATGATTATGGATCATCCGCAGCTGCTCGTTGGTCATGTCTTTGTAGGTGTTCCATATTTCCCTGCACTGCGGTGACGCGTTCGGGAGCCGGGGGGATTTATTGTCGAGGTGATTGAAATTGAAGATCTTGTCGCGGATCGATCGTCTTTTATTATTGACGCGCCAGTCCTGGCCGAACTCGTCCGTCCAGTCCAGGCATTCATCGATCGTCAGGATTTTACGGTTCACCAGGTACGCCCTGAACTCCATATACTGTGTCCATGTGTACCTCGGCGTCTTGGCTCTTTTTATCCGTTTTGGCATTCCTGTCATTCTGCCGGCATTGCGACGACCTCGGGTCTTTTTCAGTTTTGGGTCTAAAGCGGTGGAATATCATGAGAAAGACGCGGTCTTTCCTGGCTCGGCTGGCTGTTAACGTTCGAGTCCTGCGGAAAGAGTGTATGGGTAGTGGTAGAACCCGTTGGCGCGCAAGACGCGGACGGTCTCACGGATATCATCGTCCTCGTCGCCGACGGAGCCCAGATAGGCCACGAGCCGTTCGTGGACGGCGCGTATCTGGGCGTAGCTTGCCGAGAACACGGCGAGGAGGACGCGGAGGCGTAGGAGGGCGGGCGTCTCTGCCGCCGGCATCATTTTCACGAACGCGTGAAAACGATCCACAAACTCGTCGACGACCGTTTCTTTTTTATGAAAGACCAGCCGATACCTCATGTAGTGAGTAAGAAAGACCGTGAGCACGGCGACGTTCTCCCTCAGGTCGTGGAGCCTCGCGTCGTAGCCGGCGCACACGCGCAGGATCACCGTCTTTTTCTGGAAGGCCGTGGCCTCCATGCGATCCACGCTCCCGAGCATCTCCATGGCCTCGCGGGCGAGCATTCCCTATCTCTGTCCTTTTTTTTTTTTCTCGACCCGGCACGTGCCCGTGACATGGTTGAAAACATAAAGATGACGCAGCGGGAGATGCGACATCTGATCATGCGAGCGCCTCGGCCAGACACAGACCGACACGCCTCGCCAGCTCGACGGGGACGGCGTTCCCGATCTGACGGTATTTCGAGCTCGTGCTCCCGACAAACTCGTAGGAATCGTCAAACGTCTGGATCCTGGCATACTCACGCACCGTCAGCGGCCTGTCTTCGATCGGGTGGCATCGCTCGGTCTGTTTCTGGCTCGGCGAACACAGGAGCGTCAGGGACGGCCTGTCCATGGACAGCCGGTGGAGGATGCCGCGCTTGCCGCCGCCGGATTCGAAGCTCTTCTTCATGTAGGCGCGCTGCGTCTCCACCGGGAGATTTACCCAGCACCCACCCTGCGGGATCATGGCGAAGAGTCGTTTTTTCTCCTCGGGGTAGGTCGCTCCATCCGAGGCAGGGACGTCACGGAGGGCGTCGCGGAGGCACGGTCGTGGCACCGACGGCTCCGGGAAGGCGAATGCGTCCCCGTCCCGTATGCCCACGATGAACACGCGCTCCCTCTTCTGGGGAACGCCGTGATCGGCGGCGTTCAGGATCTCGTGCCAGATGCGGTACCGAGGATCCACCCGTCTCATGAGATCCTCAAAGACCTTGCCTTTTTCGAGCGTCAGGAGGCCACGGACGTTCTCGATGAGGAAAGACCGGGGCTGCAGGCCGTTGATCATCTCGATAAACACCAGGAAGGGATTTCCCCGCTTGTCCTCGAGGCCGCGGCGCCGGCCCGCCTGCGAGAACGGCTGGCAGGGCACGCCCCCCGCCAGCAGGTCGATCCTGCCGCGGTGCGGCGTCAGATCGAGGCTGTCGATGGCACAGCACCGGATCTCGACCCCGGGATGATTGGCGCCGAGCGTCCTGCAGCAGTCCTTGTTGACATCATTGAGCAGCACAGGGATAAAACCCGCCCTCACAAGACCGGTGCTCAGACCACCCGCGCCCGCGCACACCTCGATAAAACGCGGCTTTTGTGACATTTGTGCGGATCCCCCGTATTTTATCAGTGGATCAATTTTTTATTTTGTAGGCGCGCACGGCATGTTCTACCGTCTCCCTGACCACGTCCGCTTCGTCACCAAAAAGAAAACGAAACAGGGCATGACCCGTCAGCACCCGTATCCACTGGCCGTTGTGGCAGATCCACTTGTCTGACGATCCGTCACGCTTCCTGTGATCAAAGATGCAGCCATACACTGCCGTAAAATCCGGGTGATCGCGCTTATGAGCAGCCAGCAGCGATAATTTGGCTGTCCGCGAGGACGAGTTGTCCGTGTTGGTCGCGTTTTTCACTTCCATAATGATCCGCTCGGATGGCCCTCACCGAGATCCTCGAAGCCCTCATATGCCCCAATGCTGCGCTGCCACACATGGCCGTGCCGCTGGTTTCTGGTCTTGAATTCCGCATGAGCGGCGCGCAGTTCGTGCTCTTCGGGCGTCATCAGCGGGTCGTGTGCTGGGAGGAGCGGTGGGATCGGCCTGCCCAGCGTCTTGTGGACAATGTCTGCCACGGCGCGCTCGTATTCTGAGGAAATCATCCTTGGCGTGGGCGTGGCCGAACCGAGCACAGATCATTTTTTCTGACGTCTGTAAAAAAAAATGAGTCCCGCCGTCTCGCACACCGCCTGTGTCTGCTGCTGCCCGCTCGTCTGGGTCCTTGTCGCGTTCGCTTCCCTCGCGGACGGTTTAAAGACGATCCGGCGGCGTACCAAAACATGGAGAGGAGTTTATGCCTCAATATGATTGTGCGCAACGAGAGCCACATCGTCGTCAGGACGCTGGAGAACCTGCTGGAGAAGATCCCGCAGATCGATTACTACGTCATCTCGGACACGGGATCCACGGACGACACGATCGGGCTCATCCGCGGGTTTTTCGACGGGCGGTCGATCCCGGGCGAGATCTACGAGGACGCCTGGGTGGATTTCGGGCACAACCGCACGGTGGCGCTCCGGCGCGCCTACCGCAGGACGCGCTTCGTGCTGGTCTTTGACGCGGACGACGAGATCACCGGCACGATCCCGCTGCCGGATCTGCGCACGATAGACGACATCGACGGTTTCCTCTTTCGCTTTGGCGGCGACACGGCCGTCACCTACTACTGCCGCCTCCTCCTGGTCTCGAACCGGCTCCGCTGGCGGTACCGCGGCATCCTCCACGAATTCATCGAGTGCGAGGACGTCAAGGAGCCGCGTATCGCCTTCCTCGGCGGGTTCTACAGCGTCGTCTCCGGCCGCACCGGCTGGCGGAACACGTTCCCGGACAAGTACGCGAGGGACGCGGCGCTGCTGGAGGAGGCGCTGCTGACCGAGACCGATCCGGTGCTCAGCCGGCGCTACACTTTCTACTGTGCTCAGAGCTGGTTCGATGCCGGGAATCACGAGGAGGCGGAGCGGTGGTACCGCAAGACCGTCGAGACCGAGGGCTGGGATCAGGAGCGGTACTTTTCCTGTCTGCGGCTCTGGATGCTCGCCGTCGCGCGCGGCGCGGTCGAGGAATCGCTTTCGTGGCTCGTGCGCTCATCCGAGATCGATCCCGAGCGGCTCGACGGCGTGTTTGAGCTCGTCCGATACCACACCGAGAAAGGCATGTTCCGGATCGCGTGGGGCTACTACGAGGGCTTCCTCCGCCGCGTCTTTGAGAACAGCCAGGAAAACGCCCCCGACAAGCCCGAGAAGCTCTTTGTCAACCCGTGGGTGGCGCAGTTCGGTCTGCCGTACTACGTCATCCTCCTCTGCGAAAAAACGGGCGACCGCGATACCGCCCGGCGCATGTATCACAAGATCTTTCGCGCCCGCTTCCCAGAGAAAGACGACCAGAGGATCAGATCGCTGCTCGATCATCTCGAGCCGTGCTTCACGGAAGACCTCCGCGACCCGCTGCTAGGCTGGCTCGCGGCGCTGCGAGCCGCCGGCGTTCCGATCGACGACGGCATCGACCGGCGGTACGGCTACGACGTCCTCCTGTACACGGGCTGGGCTCCGTTCCCCTGGAACGGCGACACGCCGCGCACAAGAGCCCTCGGCGGCTCCGAGACCATGGCCGCCGGGCTCGCGGTTGCTCTCTCCGCGCAGCAGCACAGTGTGGTGGTGGTCGGGAACGTCCTCGACACCGTCGGCAGCCCGCGCTACCTCCACGAGGAGCGCGCCCGCGACGTCGTCCTTGGATGCCGCTTCCGCCTGCTGATCGTCTCGCGCGACCTGACTTTCCTGGATCGTTTCCGCGGCATCCATGCCGAAAAGACGATCGTCTGGGCGCACGACGTCGACGTCCTCGGCGGTCACCACCTCGCCGCGCCGATCTCCGCCTACGTCTTTGTCAGCGAGTGGCAGAAGAGGCTCTTCCTGGAGCGGTACGCCTCCCTCCCGCGCGACCGGTGCGTGGTCGTCCCGAACGCCATCGACGATTTCCGGCCGGTGGTCTCGACGCGCGTCGCGAACCGCTTCGTCTACTCGTCGTGCGTGAACCGCGGCCTCGAGAAGATTCTCGACCTGTGGCCGATCATCCTGGCCACGATCCCGGACGCCACGCTGTGGGTCGCGACGTACAACACTTTCCCGCGGAATCCCTGGGAGGAGACACTCCGGGAGCGGATGACGGCGCTGGACGGGGTGCGGATGCTCGGGCAGCTCGCCAAGCCGGAGCTGTACAAGATCCTGGCCACCTGCGAGTTCTGGCTCTACCCAACCACTTTCCTGGAGACGTTCTGTATCACGGCCGTCGAGATGATGGCTCACGGCGTCTTGTGTATCTACTACCCGGTCGCCGCGCTCCCCGAGACCATCGGCGAGGGCTGCGGCGTGCCCGTCGAGATGGGCCACGAGGTCGAGACGATCCTCACGCTGACCGCGAAGCGGAAAGAAGAGATCCGGCGCGCGGCTTACGACCGCTACCGCGAAAGATTCCTCTGGAAAGACTGGGCCGGCGACTGGGCCCGTGTCCTCGAGAACGCCAAGCCTCAGCAAAGGATCAAGGTCTTTTACGCCGGCGACGCCCGGCCGTCCACCGACCTCCAGGCCGAGCCCATGCCGACGGTCGACGGCACCCGGTTGTGCGAAACGCCGTACCTGGCCCGCGTCTTCCGTGACGGCAACGGACCACGACCGGAGATCCTCGCCCACCTCGTGCTCTGGCGGCGCCTGCGTCTCGACAGCGCCTTCGACACGTACGTGATCGATACCGCGCCCGGCTCCTACACCCTCACCAAGAAAGAAGCCGTCGTCCTTCTCCATCGCGCCCGCGCGGAGGGAATCGCCGATCTGTCGGGATTCGTCCAAGGACGCGCCGGCGCGGCGCCGGAGAAGCAGGCGACGGTGGGCATCATCTCCGCGACCGTCCGCGCAGAGAACACCGGTGGTCTCCGCATCATCGCCTTCACCGATCAGGACGAGCCGCCGGAGGGCGGCCGGCGCTACGACGACGAGGCCGGGCTGAACGCGCTCCTGTCCTCCGAGGGCGTGGATCTCCTGTACACCAACTCGACATCCAACCCGTTCCGCGCCGTCGACGCCTGTCCCATCATGTTTGCCCGCGATCATGCCTCCGTCCTCGACATCGGGGCGCTCCGCAAGGTCTTCCACGACGTCTTTGCTCAGGGATAGCGCTTCTGGTAGCAGAAATTAAAGAGGATGAACAAGAACAGGCCAAAAAGAACGGACTTGAAGACCAGGAGCGCGAACGGGCTGTTCTTGGCGAGGGGGAGGATCGACTGCAGGACACCGTCCGGCAGCGTCCCAGACAGCAGGATGTACACCACCATGATGGTCAGGAACGCCTTGAGCTCGAAGCGGAAACGTATTTCTGGCGGAGACGGTGGTGGCGTCGCCGTCTCCACAAAAGCCTCTTTCCGGGCGGTCGGAGGGAACATCCACCCAATGATTTCTCGCTCTTCTTTGGTGGGCGGGACGGAGTTCGTCGGCAGAGCCTGGATCGGATCACCCATTTTTTTTTACCTCCTCGGTGTGTGTCGTCTTTAGACTCGCCATAAAAAATGGTATTTTTTTTCTTTCTACGGAAAAAGCCATGAACCTGGATTTCAGCCTCAAGAAACTGGAGGACGCGGATCTCGAGATGACGCTCTTTGTCAACAAGGAGAAGATGAACATGCTGGATTTCATCTGCCACATGCAGTTCGAGTATTTTTCTTCTTTTTTCGTCTCGGCGCTCATCGACGTCCACACGCTCCACAAGGAGCCGTTCCGGACCATTGTCTTTCCCGTCTTTCGACACGCCGCTTTCCGGGACGCGATCGTTTTCCGGCTCTCGTACGACGAGGGCCGGGGCGGGCTCGGCGGTGCCGAGCTCTCGGCCGAGACGCGCTCCCGGTACTACCGGGTCATGCGGGAGAAAGACAGCCTCGTCTTTTTTCCCAGCCGCAAACAGACGGTGCAGAGCCTCTCCGAGCTGCTGATCCCCGAGAACAAGGTCTTTCTCCAGAAGCTCCTGAAAGGCGTCTTTGAGACCGTGTTTCTGATGCTGAGCGCCACTCCCCGGTCTTCCTGCGCGGTGGCCTGTCGGAACGAATTTTTATTTTTTATCCTCGCCCATGATAGAGATGGGCGAACCGAACGGATTCCGAAACAGCAAGATCTTTGCAAAGACGAGAGAAAGACTCCCGTACAGCCGGACACACGACTGCGGGTGCGGGAAAAAAAGAGCCTCCACCAAGTATCCTCCACTCGCGGTCTCGGCCATCAGGAACTCATTGTCGTCCGAAAAAACGGGTGATCAAACGGATCCGTAGGCCGGACGGCAGCGATCGCGGTCTGGTTCGACGGCGGCGCGGCCGAAAACCACGGCCGGTACCGCTCGTCCGGCTGCCTGGTCGGTTGCTGATCGTTGCGCCGAACCGTCCACTGCCGGTCGCGGGACGAGCGCCGACCGAGGAGGACGTCCTCACGGCGATCCGGCTCTTTCTTCCGGGCGCGGAAAGACTGGTTCGTGCCGTTCTGGTCGGTCACGACGCGGGTGGCCAGCTCTTTCTCGTGGCCGTTGAGGCTGGTGTACACGGACGACTGCTGGAACGAGCGGTACATCTTTTTTTTTTCGCACGAGGAAAAAAAAAATCCGTCAGATCAGATGCCGTATTTCTGGAGGACGCCGAGCGGCACGCCGCGCAGCGCTTCCCGGTTGGTGGAGCGCAAGACGATCCTGGGCGCACAATCGTTCAGGTAGGCCTCGTGCCACCGCCCGACGCACAGGCACCAATGATCGCCTGGCCTGAGACCGGTCAGTGCGTTTCCCCGCGACCGCGTGAAATCGAGGAAGCGCTTGTCCAGGCGGGCGCACACGAGGTGCCTGCCGCCATCGGACGGGACGAAAGAGCAAGAGCCGGAGCGGTCGTAGCCGGTTCCGGCACCGCACGGCTCGAGCGGGCGGTTGTAGACGTTCATCCTTTATCTCTATCCAAAAAACATTTCATCAGATGTGGAGCGCCGGGTCGTACTGGACGGCCGCGCACCGCGCGTGGAAATCCTGGTGGCCCCAGTGATCCGTCTGTGTCGAGCCCTCTTCCACGGCCAGCATGGGATAGATGATGGCTCGCCGGCCAAACTTGGTGATGGTCCAGTCCGGGGAGAACGCCGGCACGGACGCCGGCTCCGCGAACGCCCCCAGGACCCTCGCGGCTCCGTCCCTGCCCAGGATGTACATCTGTGAACCCCAGATCTGGTCGTGGTAGTCGAAAAAGCCAAAGACGGGCTCCACGGGCCGGTGCTCGCCAGAGTCGTGCGACATGACGGGATAGGCCACGAGATAACCGGCCAGGAGGACATCCAGGCCGATGCGCTCGTACGCGTCGAACGCGATGGGGAGCGTGCGGGCGAGGTCGCGGCGGATCCGGATGTCGTCCTCGCAGAACACACCAAACTCGTTCTCCGAAGCCAGGAAGCACCGGATCATGTCCAGGTGGTTGTGCATGACCGCGTCCGTCCGGAGGTGCTCCGGCCGGCACCGCGGGTCGTCGCGTTCCACCGTCTCGACCCACTCGATCGACAGGCCGACGGCATTGAAGCGTTCCTCCATCTTTTGTTTCCTTTCCGGGTTGTTGTAGGAAAAGCCGTAGATCCCGAACGACATTTGTTTGGATCTGGTGAAATGATTAGATCTTTTTTTTTGATCCAATATAGATAGGACAGATGCCGCTCCGACCGCGCTGTCTCGCCGTTCCGGCTCCGCCGTCTCTCAACATCTACAAACCGTCCCTCGACGGCCTCGGCCTCAAGAACATTGCCATCTACCCGTCCCGGTACGCGACCGCTGTCTCCAGCGGCAGGCTGAACTGGGCGAACGTCAATTTCCAGGTGATAGGAGAGTCCAGGAAGCGCGTATGGGAATTCAAGGGCGCCGGCACCACGGATGCCGACACTGTCAGCATTACGTACGTCACACAGACGGTCAATGACATCGGTTTCGAGGGCTTCGTGTCCGGGACAATCACGTCCGATGGCCATACAACGGCCATGAACGCGACCAAGTACGCGACGGTGAGCACGTCGAGCGTGGATAACGTTACGACAGTGACAATCACGATCTCGGGGCTCGGGACGCTAGGGGAGTATGGCTACACGATCTATGTGAATGATAAATGGCAAGGCACCGTGCTTTGTGCTTTCACCGGATGTTCGCTCGAATATCAGTGAGAAAAAAGATTTGATAAGGCAGACACGCCTCTACAAGTTCCCCGCGCTGCCGCGACCGAGAGAGGCTTTAGAGTATAAGACAACGTAAGTTTTGTTAGCGCACCGACAGCTCCATGATTCTCTACACGCCCCGCCGGACGACCCGCCTCCGGCGGTTCCGGTCGTCCTCCACGAGCTCCGTCGGTGGGATCAGGCCCGCCTGCGACGGGATGGTCGTCCAGTTGTCCGTCCGCTGCCAGTCCTGCGTGACCGGCCGCGGTGCCAGCCAGTCGCGGTAGGTCGGTACGATGCCGCCGACGGTGCCTTTCTGGCAGCACGAGCACGACCTCGGACGGCCGGGCGGCCGATCCGTCGACACCTGCTCGACGAGGCAGCGCTTGCGCTGGGGCGAGACCTCGAAATAGAAATTCTCGGGACACGGCTTCATGAAATACAGGATGATGCCCACGATGTAGAGGACGGTGAAGGCCGCCACGAACCAGTTGTGCTCCGTCGGGTACTTTTTACAGAAATAGAATATCAGGATCAGGAAATACAACACGCTGATGACGATGATCCACGGGAGGGTCGTTTGGTTCATCCCTTTTTTGTGAAAGGAGGAGATTATTTTTTTTCGTCTCGTATTTTTTCATGTCCGCACGGAAATGATCGATCGTCGTGTCGTAGCGGCTCCGCAGCACGCCCTCTCTTGCCTCGTCGTATGTCTTGCTCAGGATCCACTTGTCCTCGCGGATGGTGCGCTCCATGAGGAAGCGCGTCAGCGCGCTCCCGATCTCGGTAAAGAGAGGAAAATACGGATCCACCCAGAAATTCCGGTAGATCTTCCAGTACAGGATCGATTTCTTGGAGGAGACCGGGATGGTCCGGGTAAAGACCGTCTTGACAATGTCCCCGGCAAACACCCTCGTGATCGTGTTGGTCGGCAGGTGGTACTCGTTCTCGACGACCACGACCGGTGCCCTGCCGACCTTGGTCGAGATCGTGTCGTCTGCCGGGTGGTACTCGAAGCGCGCGCGGAAGCCGTGCTCGCCGAGCCGCTCCGTGCGGATCTTTTCCGGGAGGGGCTGTTTCTTGTTGCCGAACGAGTGGACGTACGAGATGTGCATCATGTCCAGGAGGTTCTCGCACACCCACCGGTAGTCCTTGTTCATCTCACACGAGCCGTCGATCGACACGAAATCCGGGTCGAACTCTTCTTCCGGAAAGAACACGGGTGGCACCACCGCGTCGCCGGCCGGTCGGAAATACAGGAAATCGCTCAGGAGCGTCGTGGGATACACCGGGAGCGCCACCCGCGACTCGAACGCCGGTGGCGAACGCACCGGATCCGGGATCCGGCAGAACCGCCCGTCGCAGAACTCAAAGCCGTGATACCCGCAGTGGAGATTGTCGTGCTTGTTCAGCCAGCCCGTCGCCGCGAACGATGCCCCCTGGTGGGGGCAGATGTCCGAGTGGACGACGTACTCGGACGTTCTCGTCTTTTTGTAAACGACAAAAGGCTTGTCGTCAATGATGATCTTGTGGAGTTCGCCACTATCGATTTTTTCCAGCGCCCGGCGAGAGAGGATCGGATACCAGAAAGGGAGGAGGAATGCCGAGAGCCGCATTTATAACGGGTCATTTTTTTTGTTAGATCACAAAAAAAGAGACATGGAAGGGTGGCAGATCGCGCTCATCGTGGTCGCGATCGTGGTGATTGCCGCCGCGGTGGTGCTGCCCATGACGCTGATCCGCCGGCCGGTCATGATGGCGCCAAGCGCTGAACAGCGGAACGCACCGCCGGTGGCCGCGCAGCAGGACAACCAGCGGCCGCGGAACGCACCGCCGGTGGCCGCGCAGCAGGACAACCAGCGGCCGCGGAACGCACCGCCGGTGGCCGCGCAGCAGCAGCGACAGCCGAACGCACCGCCGGTGGCCGCACAGCAGCAGCGACAGCCGAACGCACCGCCGGCCGCACAGCAGCAGCGACAGCCGAACGCACCGCCGGTGGCCACACCGACAGGAATCGCATCACCGGACGCCGTCACCGGCCTGATTGCGAAACTCCGCGCCATCCACGGGGCGGAGCCGCTCGTCTACGATCCCGTCATCGCCTCCGTGTCTCGGGCGTACGCGGATCGCCTCCTCAGGAATGGCGGCGCTCTGGTTCACAGCCGGAATCCGGACTACGGCGAAAACCTGGCCTCGTTCCGTGGCTATCCTTACGACGAGGTGGCACTCATGAACAGGGCGGTACAGGCGTGGTACGACGAATCCCTCTACTACAACTACGACAATCCCGGGTTCAGCAGCGCGACGGGTCATTTCACGTGTCTCGTCTGGCGGTCGAGTCGGTTCTACGGGATCGGTCTAGCGTACGATCCGGCGACAAAGACCGCGATCGTCGTCATGAACACGGCTCCACCGGGCAACATCAACACACCGGATTATTTCCGCGCCAATGTCCTGTCGCCACGATGAGAGAAAAAAAATCTTTCTATGCCGCCGCGATCGACCACCGCCAGCCCCGGCCGACGCGATCCCACCCGACGCGTCGCCCGTCCACGGTCCCGAGCTCGACGCTCGTGCTCCCCGCCGACACGGCCTCCCGGTCGCAGCCTGACAGGCCGTGGACGGCCGTCGCGACGCCTTTCGCGGGACGCATCATCGGGCAGTTCAGCCCGTCTTCGCGGACGCTGCACCGTTCGTCCGTAAAGAGAAAACCGAATTTGGAGTAGCACCGGCAGGCGGCGGTGTTGGCCGCCTGGCCCTCGCCCGCGTACCGGCCGACCCGCACCTCCAGAGACAGATCCAGCGTCCCGTACCGCTCGATCAGGTACAGGAAGAGCCGCTCGCACAGCCTCTTGCCCCGCTGGCTCTTCTTGACACAGACCGAGTGGACGTAGGCCGACCGATCCTTGCCCTCCTGGAGAAAGAGGAACGCGACCGGGCGGCCGCCCGCGGTGATGCCGATGAACCGCTGGCTCGGTCGCTCGAAATAGGCCGTGCGGACGGCCGAGTTTTTGAGGTGGGGAAAGCACTCGACCAGCATCTTGCGGATCGTTCGGCGATCCGCCTCGCTGATTTCCTGGCTCGGCATGTCCATCACAGCGGTGGTCGGTGCCGCCGCCGGCGCAGCCGTAGCCGCAGCCGTTTTTTTTTCGAGGACGTAGTAGAAATCGGCTTGGATCAGATCCGCGCACTGTGCGGCATCCTCCAGATCGCACAGCGCGTCGGCCTGTGGATCCACGAGGTAGAGGTGGCCGTCGTCTCCCCGCCCAATCACAAAGGCATGCCGCTTCTGACCGGGCTCCGGCGAGCCAAGGGGGGGACCGCCGGGATGGGTTCGGTATCCGGCAAACACGCCCTCTCGCGCACCCAAAGACTGGATGTGCCCGAGCAGCCCCTGGAAATCATTGAACCGGCGGAGGCGGTACTCGTTCGCGTCGTCCAGCACGCGGAACATGTCCAGCAGCTGGGTGGTGTCGATGCCGGCGGGCGTGATGAGGATGCGCATGAGATCGGCCTGCTTCTCGTCCACGAGACCGAGCACCTGGAGGGCGTTGACGACGCAGTCCATCGGCTTCCTGACCAGGCGTTTCAGGAACGATCTGGTGATCTTTTCTTGCGAGAGCGTGAACCGGACAAGAGACCACATGTCTTTTTTTTCCACAAAAAAAAAAAACCGCGAAAGCATGAGCCTAGCCGAAATACAGGTGGTGCTCGATCCTTGTCCCCCGCGGGTGGTAGATCCACACCGGCTTCGGCTCGATCCGCACGCCGTTCACCAGCGTTTCTCCGGACTCTGTGAACGAATCCAGAGACCATCCCTGCTCGTCCACACGCAGGTTCATCAGCAGCGACGTGCGCAGGTAACCAATGTGCTGGCGGTACCGCACGAGCTTCTTGGTCTGGAGCGCGGGCACGACGACCGGTGCGGGCGGCCGGATCTCCGGCAGGTTCGTCGTGATGAAATCCCGAAAGATCCCGTCGTCGTCGCCGTCGGCCTCGTAGATGTAAAAGAACGGGAACTGTGGGTTCGAGAACGCGATGCGGCTCTCCGCCACCGCCACGTCGTCATTCCGCGGCACAAACCGGATCGTCTCATGATCCCCGTCGACACGGATGACCGCCTGGACGTCAAACGTCTCCAGCCGGACGCTCACCCCTTTCTCGTGCGGCAGCAGCGTGCACGCCGAGTCGCCCCCGGCCGTCCGCAGGATAAGCGGCCGCTCCAGATAGCCCGCGAGCCCGCCCATGATGTCCCTCGGGAGCTCCTCGGCCTCGCTCAGCCGGACAGAGAGATCCAGATCCGTCTCCCAGACCAGCCGGTTCACGAGCAGCTCGCGCTTCTTCTCCGTCCCGCCGCCGCTCCGCAGAACCACCGGCTTGGGCTTCAGATCCACCTGCGCTTTCCTGGAGGGCGCAAAATTGTACGTCGGCGTCTTTTTCCCCGTGTAGCCGTAGATATTCTCATTGTTCTTGCCGAGGAACATTTTTTTCCTCTCATGCCGCGTCCTTAAACCAACACACCCGTCTCATCTGACAGAGGACGAGAAAAAAAATCTATGGATGACAAAGGAAAAATAGGTGGTTCTCAAAAACTACAATGAAATGTCTTTACAGGGCGAAGCCGACGACTCGGCTGCGGTCGTCCAACGGATTCATACAACCTGGCTACCTCATGACGTTCTGACGCACATAGCCATAATGAAAATCCCAGTGTATTTGCTCACATCCACCATCGTTTCCTATCGTCGTTCAGGACGAAACCCATGGCGAGGGATAAAGTGTCGCGCGGTGAGAGCCTCTCACGGGGTCTCTTTCAGGATGCCTTTTTCCACTGACAGCCCCAAATTCTCCATGAAACAGACGCATCGTATCATTCGTTTCGAAAACGATTTCAGTCGGGGGTACGAGGACATCATCGTGTAAACGATCACACTAAGATGTGGAAACCGATATACGAATAATCAGAGAGACGACGACCACGAGCACCACCACGATGCCGACGACGATCAGTGCCAGGATCAGGGGTGAGAGCCGTTTCTTTTCGGGAACGCGGCGGCGGTCGAGAAAGCGCAAGAAATCATCCCGCGTCCGGATCGTCCCGAGGCCGTGCGAGCGGAGGCTCGCGCGGGTGTGCGGGCACCGGATGTCTTTTTCGAGAACGGTCTTATCGCCGAGGAGGAGCCGGACTTTCAGGTTGCCGTCGTGCGCGTCCAGCGTCCGGTCGTTCCAGAACTTGGGCTCGTCCTCCCGCGTGTACAGGTGGTAGAGGATCACGCGGTTCGGCGTGTACACGTCGTAGCCGTGCGTAAACGCCCGGGCGGACAGGAGGATCTCCTCGCCGCCAAACACGTCCATGAGCCAGGGATCAAAGGGCACGTCGCGGACGAACGAGCCCGGCGCGAAAAAGAAGCCGGCCGCGATGTAGGCGGATCTCTCGGGCCGTGCCGGCGGCTTCTCGATGGAGGCTCCGTCGAAAACAATAATCTTGTTGTGATCGGTGTGATGGCTCCGGATGACCGTAACGAGCGCGTCGTCCGGGGGCTCGGGCTCGTAGTTGGCGATCTCGAGGGGATACGTGGACAGGATCGCTTTTGGCGTGCCGAGCGCGCGGTGCATAGCGACCAGCATGGTGTCCCACCTGCGACGGAACGACGTGTGCGAGTCGATCTGGAGGTAGTAGTCCTCGTCCCGGTACAGCGTGGAGCAGAGATACCGCGCCCGCGCGGGTCCGCGGGCCTCGGTGTGCGGCAGGACAATGCTCCGTGTGTTGCTGGCGGCCAGCGCAAACAGCGGATGATCCTCCGGGAAGACACACCCGATATCCGCGCCCGCCTTGTTCTGCTGGCAGATCCCGACGCGGACGCGCTCCGGGTGCTCGGCCGTCTCGAACAGGTTCGTGATGGTGCGCGGACAGTGCTTGTCCCGGTACGACGCGACCGACACAAAGATCGTCGGTGGCGACGAGAAGCCCTCCCAGACCGCCGTCAGGTCGTCCCACGGGATGTCTCGTCTCTCGTAGAATGTTTTGGGGTGCCGGAGGATCGTCTCGCGGCGGATCGCGAGCACGCCGGGCGGCGGCTCGGCCGCCGTGTCCTCGAACCACGCGATCGACGGCGGTTGTTTAGGGTCGCGGACGACGACCAGGCGAGGGGGCAAGTGGTCGTAGTTCCGCACGATAAAGCCGGGCAGATCGGCCAGCGGTCGCGGCGGCCGGCCGAGGTACGGCTCGAGCCAGGCCGGTCGGCCGTCGCAAAAGACAACGGCATCGTTCCGGTACCGGAGCGACTCGCCCGCACGAGAAAAGGCCGTGGCCGGGTAGCGCGGTGAGCGGTACAGGAATCGGCGGTTTCCGTTCATCCCCCACCACCGGCCGTCCGCGGAGCGAATCCGGAGGAGGCCGTCCGATCCGGTGAATAATCCTGTCTCCATTTATGCCTTAAAAAAAATAATATTCAAATCATCAAACAATGTACATCAGCGTTGGCTACAATTGTTTTCCGCGACTCTTTATTTCGAAAGAATTGAGTCATACAAAAGGAAACGGATACAAGACATGTCCGTTCGACCTGTGTATCACCCCGTACGATGCGCTCTATCGTTGTCTGGAGACCGATTTCAGTTTTTTTTTTCACGGGCTCCATCTCGTTCCGGGTCAGAACGCCGACGGGGATCGGAGTCAGTGTGGACCCGGTGGTCAGAACATTACACGAAGGATCCACACACTCTCATCTTTTCAGGGACGCGCCGAACGATGATGATTTTTATATCCGCAACGATTTTGAGCAATTCAAGATCCGGTATACACAGAGGATCGAGAATTTCAAAAAATACATGAGAGAATGTGATCGGATCGTCCTGGTCCATCACGATCCAGACAACAAACCCACCGATGCCCTTCTCCAATTGGTGAGAGAAAAATACCATCCACGGATCACGCTCCAGGAGATATGATTTATAGATCCGCGGGTTGAGACAAAAGAGCATGGAGCACGTCTTTTCCAATGTCTTGCAGTTCCTCATCGGCGGACGGAGCCGGCCGTGCCCGGACATCCACGCTTTTTTCCATCATCTCCGGCGGCACGCGCTGCTCGCGGAACTAGAAAAAACGAGCTACGGAAAACGGATCGTCCTGGACGCGGCATACGCCACGCCGAAAGCCACCGGTGCCTTGTTCGACCTCCGTGGCCAGTGTCTGGATGCCATGTGCCGTCAGGTCTTGCGCGACAAGAAAAGAAATTACGTCTTCCGGACGCGCCACGTCTTTGGCGCGCCAAAGACGTCTACCCGCACCATCGGGATCGTCTTGTACAATGATTGCTTCTATCTGGTTTCGCTGAGGGATGGCGAGATCACCGGCTGCCTCACATCCAGTCATCCGACACGAGGATAAAATCGCCGTACCACAGCGCGGGCTCGCGCGGAAAGTGCTCGAGGATGCTCCGGAAAAGATCCTGCCAGTCCTGCCAGTTCATCATCTGGAATATCCGAGAATTAGTCAGTTACACGCAACACGCCGGCCGGATCAGAGCATTCCAATTTTTATGTAATCTTCTTTGTGGCGAGGAAAGCCTTCCAGGCCTTGCCCGTCTCGTCCGTCTCGAGCGGGCGCGGCCGCCTCCGTCGCCTGGTCTTGGTCATCTTCACCAGCGTCCTCAGATCCGCCGAGAAAGATGGATCCGGATCAAAGACCTTGTCCGCCGTGCCCGCCTCTACGAGCTCCCGGATCATCCTGAATGCCTCCCCGATCGACTCGTACGAGCCCCAGACCTCGATACAGCCGCGATCCGGACGCGAAAAGACGTAGTGCGCGCCGGCCGTGGCGGTGATCTGTTCGAGCCGATCCTCGATGCCCGGCAGGTCGTGGTCGGGCAGGATAAAATCACCGAACCAGATGTTGGGGACGAGCGCCGGCGGCGAGTAGACGCCCGGAACGGGCTGCCAGGATCGGATCTCCACGAGCCGCCGGAGCAGCGCGGTGGCGATCCCGATGGCCTCCCGCGAGCCAGAGATCCGGAGGAGGCCGTCTCCGCCGCGATCGATGCGATCGCATCCCGACTCCCTGGCAACGTGCTCCAGGTCGGCATCGGTCAGGACGGCGCCGTCGGTGAACGAGACGATATGGTTCGGCCGCGGCAGGCCGTCCACCAGCCCCTGGAGGAGGCCGAACGCCGTCCCGATCGACTCGTACGAGCCCCAGACCTCGACACAGCCCCGATCCTGCCGGAGAAAGATGTAGTGCGCGCCGGCCTCGTGGGTGATCCGCTTCAGGTTCTTGCCCTCGCGTCCGATCAGGCGGCCGGCCATGGAGAGCGCGTGCCCGTCCAGGATGAAATCGCCGAACCAGATGTTGGGGTGGAGCGCCGGCGGCGAGTAGACACCGGGGATCGGTTGCCAGCCCATGAAAGAGTCGGCGCGGATCATCGTTGTTGGTTTGGGTTGATTGAGACTGTGGGCACGGGAGGAGAGACAGAGGTGAGAATCCATGCGGTTTCAAGATGGAGAACACTATCTACCACACGGTGGCGGTCTGTCGATCAGTTTTTGCTGACCGCTTCGCTGGCCGGTGCTGCGTTTTCAACCATCTGGTTTCGACGGCGGTCTGTGGATCAGTTTTTTCTCACCGTTTCGGTATCAGACGAGAGAGTCGTTATTGTCTTAAGGTCGCACCGCAACGGACAAAGATGATTCGCCGGATCGTTCTCTTGTCTGTCCTCGCGGCCACGAGCGGTTTCATGCAGGTTTTTGATCTCTCTCGCAACGTCTCGCTGCCGGTCGTGCCGTTGTGCGGGGACTGCCAGTTCCTGTTCTGGGAGGGCTCGGACGCGTTGCTGCCCGGCCGGGAGCGCATGCGGTGCGGGCTGTACGGCCGGAGGAGCGTCCTGGACGGCGCCGTCCGGTATTTTTCGTGCGCGGTGGTGCGCGACGATCCCGACCGCTGCGGAGCCGAGGGACGGCACTTTGTCCGCCGCGTGCCTTTCTCAGAAAAAAAATGATCCGGTTTTCGAAAAACGTTTTGGCGGGCAAGCAGCACATGGAAAAACGGATCGCCAGCATCGAGGAGCAGATCGAGAGACTTATGCTCAAGAAGCAGAGGCTCGAACAGACCGCGAAAAAAAAGGATTTTTTACGCGAGGAGAACATCGGCGCTCTGCTGATTTTCAGGAAAAGACTGACCATGACGGAGTCGTGTCCCTACGCGTAATCCAGGCTCGGTTAGGATCAGAGTCCAGAACTACCATTACATGGCCGGTAAAGGGAGCATGTCCAGCATCAGCGACGACGCCCGGGACGTGTACCTGAAATACCACGACGTGGATCCGGATGCGTTATTGTGGATGTATCGAAATTTTCCCTCGTGTCTGTGATGATATTTTTTTTTTTGACATAAAATGACTCAGCAGAAAAAAGGAACCAGCCGCAAGATCCGGATCGGCCAGACGGTCTACGACGTCAGCGACCTGCCCGCTTTCGCGGTGTGGACGGCGCGGCAAGACCAGTTCGGCTCCGCGCTCCGTCAGATCCAGATCAGGCAGGACGACATCCCGAACGAGGTCTTTGCCGCGCTGCTCGCGCTCCTGCGGTCGCCAGATCCGGATAGTCTTGTCCGGCATATGGATATCGTGCTGGTCTACGAGCTGATGCGGGTGATGGATTATTTCGGCATGTACGGGAACGACACGAGGCAGGTGCGGCACGCGCTGTACGGGCGGCACCGGCACCACGTGCAGGGCAGTAAAACCCGGATCCATGAGGTGTACGACGCGGTGCCTCAGGACTTCCAGCGGCAGATCCAGAAAGAGCAGGAGCAGAAAAAAGAGCGCAAGGAATCGCTCCACCGGCAGATCGGAAAGATCACCCATCCTGTGCTCATGAATCGGCTCGTTCTTCGACGGCAGCTCCGCCAGACGCCGCGAGATGCCGGCCTTCGGCGGCGGGTGCTGCTGGATGCCGTGCGGTTTGTGCCGCCTGATCCTCTCGATCCCCTCGCCGTCAGGAGGGAGCCGCAGGTTCATCGGTTCTATTTCCTGGACAACGTCCTTGCCCGGATGCTCCGCGATCGCGATCGCGCGAGAATCTGGCCAAGGATGATTTACAACCACCGCGTGGCCGTCGCGTACGGCGTGGTGGATCGGAACGGTGAGTACCGGATCATGGAGAATATCTACATCTTGCCCCCCGGTGAAGCGTTCAACCCGGACATGCTGGACGAGGGTCGCCTCGTCCTGGATGAGGTCCATGATATTACGCAAGACCTGCCGCGTGTCTATAGCGTACGGCGTAGTGGATGAGATATTACGCAAGACCTGAGGTAAAACTGAATACCGGATGGATTTTTTTTTCTGTTGGAAAAATGAATCATTTCTTTCAAGAGGCCGTGCGGCGCTTCCCGAATAAAGAATTCCTGATGGGCGCGACACGGCTCGATCTGTACAAGATGTCGCTGGACATCCGGGACCGTCTGGTGGATCGTGGGATCCGCGCCCAGGATCGGGTCGGGCTGATGGCACCCAAGGATCCGGGCTGGGTGGCCGGCGTCATGGCCTGTGCCGCGCTGCGGTGCGTCCTCGTGCCCGTGCCCGAGAACGGCCACAGGCTCCTGGAGCGCTCGGCCACCGCGGCCGTCCTCTACAAGGACGGCGCGATCGAGTGGCGGACGAGCACGCAGAATGACACAACGGCGGCACGAGACGACGCGCTCCTGCTCCACACGTCCGGCTCGACGTCGCGGCCGAAAGGCGTCCTCCTGTCGTCCACGGCCGTCCTCGCGAATATAGACGCGATCGACCGCCGCGTCGGCGATTCGATCCTGCCGACGGACCGGTCGTTCAGCATCCTGCCGTGGCACCACTGCTACGGCCTGGTGTGCGAGATGCTCTACCTCTTTCACAAGGGCGCGTCCATTGTGCTGCCGTCGTCGCCGAACCTCCGCGGCGTGGCGCTCCTCCGCGAGCTGCGCCGCGCCAGGCCCACGCTCTTGTACACGGTGCCGCGGCACCTGGAGAAAATCCGTGCGGCGGATCGGCCGTGGCTGCCCGGGTGGATCCGGCGGAACGTGTTTTTTGGCTCGCGGCTCCGCATGATGTCGGTGGGTGGCGGCGCGTGTCCCGGCGAGATCGTCCGCTATTTCGAGGACGCGCTCGGCGTGCCCGTCTACCAGGGTTACGGGATGACCGAGACGAGTCCCATGATCAGCCTGAACGCACCCGGCCTCGACCGGATGGGCAGCGTCGGCCGGCCGCTGCACAAGACGAGCATCCGCATCGACGAGACCACCGGGGAGATCCTGGTGCGCTCGCCGTCCGTCATGGAGGGCTACCTCGCGTCCACGGATCCGGTCACGACCGAGCCGTTGGATCTTACCGACGACGGCTTTCTCCGAACCGGCGACCGCGGCCGCCTGGATGCCGACGGCTTCCTCTTTGTGGACGGCCGCCTCCGCGACTCGTTCAAGCTCAGCAACGGCAAGTACGTCCATCCTGCCGAGGTCGCGTCCTGTCTCGGGATCATCCCCGGCGTGGATCAGGTCATGGTCTTCCCGGCCGAGAACCATTCGCACGTCCGCTGCCTCGTCCGGACGACGGACGAGGACGAGTTCCTCCGCCGGCTCCGAGAGAAAGACGGCATCGAGTGGCTGGAGCGGTACGAGATTCCGCGCGAGATCCTGTTCCTCGACGAGCCGCTGACGGCCGGAGACGGCTTCGTCTCGCTCAAGCAGGAGCTCGTCCGGCCGGCCGTGCTGTGCGGGCTGATCAACGGGAAAATCCGTGTGCGCGCAAAAAAAATCTGAGATATAAAATGGCTAAAAAACTCGACCGCATCTTTCGCGCGTCTCCGCCCCTGTATTATCTGCTAACGTCGATGCCGGTCGATGCGCGCAACGAGTCTCTGTCTCGGATCGAGACACGACAGGACGGCACGCTCCAGACGACCGATGCCCAAACGCTACTCGTGTGATACAGAAAAGATTGTCCGACAGATGGGTTTTGATCAAGCGGTGATCCGGGCGCTCGAGCAGAGCTCTGGATCTTTGTCTTACGAGAGCTCACGGATGCGGTCTAAAAAGATAATAACGTAGGTACAAGAAATGGGTGTGTACGTCTTTCGTTCCCGGCACGGGCCGTACATCAAGGTCGGGCATTACAGCGGCCGGAACGCGTACAGCCGGGTCGCGCACCGGGGCTTCTACTCGTGCGCGTGCCCGGCAGAGATCCGGGATCGGGTGTCGGTGGGCGACGTGGAGCTGGTGGCGTGGCATCCGTCCCTCACCCGGAAAGACGAGACGGCGGTCAAGAAGCAGTGGAAAACCGATCGGCTCCACAAGAGCGAGTGGTATCCGGCGGCCTGCGAGGAGGCCATCCGGGCGTTCCTGACCACCAGAGAGCCGGACCAGAAAGAGGCGTGCGACCTGGCCGCGGCGGTTGCCACGCGGCGGCGGCTGTGATGGCCACCGTAAGCAACGGAAACATCTTTTAGGACAATAAAAGATGTCTCGGCACTTTTTTGTCATTGGCTGCGGGCAGTTCGGGGCGGCGCTAGCCACGCGGCTGCTCGGTAGGGGTTACGGTGTCACCGTCCTGGACGACGGTTTCGGTGCCGACCGGCAGACGCCGTGGGGATGGTTCCGTCGCGCGACGCTGCAGCCGCGGAGCCGGCAGCCGGGCTTGATCGAGCCGATGTGCCTGCCGTTCACCAGGAAAGGGCCGATGATCATCTCGTCGAGCCGGGATGCCAGTCGGCGGCTCTGGCAGCAGTGGCTCGACGGGTGGCGCGGCAACACGGATGCTCGGCTGCTGACGAGGCAGGAGAGGGACGAATTCGCGATCCGGGATCGGCACGCGATCCTCTGCGACAGCCGGGATTTTCTGCTGGATTTCTCCAGCTATCATGCCCACCTGATGGAGCGCATCCACGACGACCGCCGCGCGGTCGTCATCCCGAGCCGCATGCGGTCGTTCGGACACCGCGACCGTACGGTCACGCGTCTCGTGACGGAAACCGGCAACGGCCTCCGGGTGGACGACCGGGACACGGTCGTGTTTGCGCTCGGCAACCAGACCACGCGGTTCTTTTCGTACCCGATCCTCAGGATCCGTCTGCCGTTCATGGATGTCGCGCCGGCCGCGGGAATGCCGTCCAGCGGCGTCCTCGCGTGGTGGAACGAGACGGCCAGCATCCAGCACCACGAGGGTTTCACCAGGATCGGCTGCGGCCTCCAGGGCCGGGTCGACGCGCTGCCCGAGCTCCGGTACTGGCACCGCTACATGTCTTTTCTCGGCAAGACGAGGTACGCGCATTCTGGTCCCGACGTCCCGGCGCGCCTCCTGCGGGCCGCGTTCACGAGGCTCGGGCTGCCACCCGGGCTCTGGCGAGACGACGCGATCCGTTCCTGTGTCGTCGACGCGACCCCGGCTTTCCGTCCGATCGTGGATTTCTGGGGCAGGAACGCGCTCGTGGTACACGGCTTCAGCGGCTCCGGCTTTACGGCGCACGAGGACTGGTTTCTCCGAGACATCCTGGATTCTCTGGAAAATCATCATCGACCGGTGCCGCGGCTCCGGGCGCTCGCGCCACTCTTCTCGAGAGACGACCGGTCGTTCCTGTACTGACGAGGTCTAAGACCAGTCATCATCTACAAGAAAAGGATGCGTCGTTTTCTTTTCCTGCTGTTGGTTGCGGCCATGGCCGCGGCATTCTCCGGCGGCAACGACACGCGGTATTTCTATCTCCACGTCAATTTGTTCCGGAGTGATCCTCAGCGGTACGCCCGCGAATTCCGGCAGGAGATCGCGTGCGGCGCCGTCCCGACACGCGTCCTTTTTCCGGCGTCTTGCCTCGAGGAGGCCGCCGCGTACCAGGCCGATTCCGTGGCTCGCGCGTCGTGCCCGATCAGCCACGAGACCTGTCCGCAGGACTGCGGCCGCTTCGGCGGCTGTGGCTACACGGAGCGTCTCCGGTCTTTCTGTCCTAACGCGACCGCCGCGGTGGAGGTTCTGAGCCAGGGTCCGCGCCGCGTCCGGCGGATCCTCGACCTTTTCTTTCGTTCACCGGGACACTGTGCCCACCTTTCCCGGCCGTCCGCCGACTCGATCGGCGCCGACCTCACCCGTGTCGACCGGAACGTCTTTGTCGCGGATCTCGCCTTCCTGAACCGGACGGATCTACCGCCGTTCATAACCGCGTGGTGCGATCCGGAGGAGCGGTGGTGCGCCGCGAGCACCACGCTCACCAACGAGAGCGCGCTGGTTGTGTGGTCGGACGACGGCCAGAAAAAACGGGCTGCAGCGTGGTTCGCGCCGGGATTTTTCCGTGCCGAGAACATCAGTGGGAAAGCCACCAACGTCTGGTTCACGGCCGGCAGCAAGACCTCGCCGCGGTACGCGATCCGCTAAAAAAAAGAAAAAAAAAATCTGATCAGAATAAAAAAAAATGAGTGTCAGCCTGAAAGGAGCCATCGGCGTCGTCATCGCCCTTGCCGTCATCCACTTTGTGCTCTCTGCCGTCTACCTTGGCTACCACCAAGATTTTTCGACTTTCGGGTTCAACAACGTGGCGCCCCTGCTCGCGGTCTCCATCGTGGCCAACCTCGTCATCATCATCTGCGCGTCCGCGTACCTCGGCTCGCACTCCAGCGAGGGATTCGATATGAAAAAGCGTTATCATGATGTCGAGGAGCGTCTGAAACATATGGGAAAAAAAAAACACATGAAATAAAAAAAAACGGAAAAAAAAAAATTCTAGAATAAAAAAATGAGTGTCAGCCTGAAAGGAGCCATCGGTGTCGTCATCGCCCTTGCCGTCATCCACTTTGTGCTCTCTGCCGTCTACCTTGGCTACCACCAAGATTTTTCGACCTTCGGGTTCAATAACGTGGCGCCCCTGCTCGCGGTCTCCATCGTGGCCAACCTCGTCATCATCATCTGCGCGTCCGCGTACCTCGGCTCGCACTCCAGCGAGGGATTCAAGGAGGACAAGGAGCAGGATTCCTCTGAATAGATCATTGTGAGATGTCGCCGTCGTCTTTTTTTCCCTGCTGAAAAAAAACCCTACAAATACATGGATTCCGGCGGCGCCGTGCTCGTCATGTGGAAATTCTTGAGAAAGACGTCGACGCTCGTCTTGTCCAGCACGATCGGGAACTCGTACGGGTAGTACCGATCCGGGAGGGCGAACGAGCACGGGATGCTCTTCTGGTTCGTGACCAGGAAACTGGCTTTCCCGAGGATATCTTTGATCGCGCGCTCGATGCTCCGGATGCCTTTCTCGGACTTGGAGACCGCGTTGACGACGTGCCGCGCGATCTCGTCGTCCATGACGATTGAACCGGCTGCCAGATGGAAATTCTGGAGGTGCTTCGGGAGGAGGTAGTCTTTCAGGATACGGACTTTCTCCTCGGGCTTGTACCCGTCCACGCGGATGTAGTAGATGCGATCCCGGAGCGCCTCGTCCTCGGGCATCGAGTTCATCGAGTAGATGAACCAGATCGACGAGAGGTCGATCATGACGTCCGAGAGGTAGTTGTCCCGGAAGCTGTTGTTCTGCGTAAAATCCGTCAGGTGGAGCAGGCAGGCCAGGATGTCCTTGTTCTGGCTGATCTTTTCGTACTCGTCGAAAAACAGGATGCCGTTCTTGTAGCCCATACGCGACAGGCATCGGACGATCTCGCCCGGCTTGGAGCCCACGTACGTGTAGTCGAAGCCGCGCAGGAACTCAGCCGAGTTGACGCCGCCAAACGTGATCTGTTCGAACGGAAAGTCCAGAACCTTGGCCAGGCAACGGGCGATGGACGTCTTGCCGACGCCGGGCTCACCCACGAGCCCGAGGCAGCTCCCGGTCACCGATGGGTTGCGGAGCTTGTTGTGGATAAAGATGAGCAGCTGCTCTTTGACTTTGTCCATCCCGTACAGCTCCTCGTCAAAGATCCGCCGCGCGTGGACGAGGTACTCGCTGAGCCCGTTCTCGCGCACGGGGAACTGTTTGATCCGGTCGTGCGGCAGATCCAGAGCCATCTTGATCCAGGCCTTGAGCTTGTAATACTCCTCGTCGATCTCGTCCATCTTCTCCAGGAGCTCGAGGTATTTCCGGTAGATGGCCTCCTTGTTGGCCTGGGAAGACTGGAGCGTCAGGATTCGGTACTGGATGTCGTAGTTCTCGTTGTAGTCGCGGTATTTTTTCTCGATCTTTTTCAGGTCGGTCTTGTGCGCGAGGTACTTGGGATACTCTTTCTTGTGAAGCCGGGTCAGCTTCTGGATCTGCCGGCGCAGCACCTTGCGCTCTTCGGTGAACGGCATCGAGTTCTCGTAGATCATGATCCAGTCCAGGATCTCGGCCTTGTGCTTGCGGCGCATCGGCGTGGCCAGGAGTTTCTCGATGGACGGGCTCTCTTTCTCGATGTCCCGGATGACGCGGAGGATCTGCTCTTTCGAGGCCGGATCTTTCAGGACGGCGGAGGGGACAAAATCCAGGTATTCCTGCTCCTTATCATCCTCCTCGTCCTCATCGGTGTCCTCGCCGGAGAGGTCTTCCTCCCCGTCGTCCGAGGTCTGCTGGTGCTCTTCCGAAGAATCACGGTCTTGCGGCACGCGTTTCCTCGTCAGCGAGCGTGGGAGCGTGATGCGGATAGAGGGCATGCGGATCGTTGTCTTTTTCTTGGGCTCTTCGTTCGTGGTGGCGGTGATTTCCTGGGTGTCCTTCACACGAGACCGGGTCATCATTGCTGTCTATGGTGGCCGGTAGAGAGTGGATTTGGGGGATTCAGTTTTTTGAAAATGACCAGCGGGCACGCTCGTTGTCATGTGGACAAGAAGCCGTCGGACAGCCCGGCCAGATCCCGATCGTGGACGAACGACAGGAAAAGATCGCCGTCCGTGTTGGCGACCGCGTTCATGTAGCTCCGCTCGTGCTGGACGCTCTTCGACAGGATCTCCAGCCCGCGGAGCGACGACGGCACCGTCCCGAGGTTCGAGAACGTCGCGTCAAAAGACGGCACGTCGTCTGTCCACGCGAGCCGCGACAAGAACCGGTACTTGTGATAGATGCTCTCGACGGCCGACGGCGAGCGGCGGTGACGGTCGATCCATGCCGCCATCTCCGGCAGCGGTGCTCTCGGGATCAGCAGGACGTCCGGGAACGTCTTGTTGGTGCCGATGATCCTGGGGAGGTAGCAGATGATCTGCGTCTTGCAGAACGCGGATCGGGGATGCCGCCGGAAAAAAGCCAGCGCCTGGAGCGCGCACAGGACGGAGCCGCGGCGGACGCCGAGGCCGGGCAGGTCGCTCTTGCGGAGGAGCAGGTTCTCGCTGACGAGCGGGGCGGTGCGGCTGCGCCGCGCCGACGGCGGGTGGAGCAGGACGCGCGCGTGAGAAAAGAAGCCGAGCCAGAAAAGATCGACGTCGCCGTCAAAGCCGCAGCAGCCGGCGCGGGCGTCGTAGGACACTTGTGGACGCGAGCCGAGGAGGAGCGTCATGCCGTCCGTATCGCGGTGCGAGAAACGCACGGTGTACCAGCCGTCGTCTCCGGCCGTAACCTCGGCATCGGTTCGTCCCGAATCGATCGTGCCGTCCGTGCGGATCCGGAAAACCAGGATGAGATCGTTTCTTGCATAGAACCGATCGGTCAGCGACGCGGGCATGCAATGTTTTTATCCATAAAAAATTCTTTTCTAGACGGGTCGACAGCAACGGTTTATGACTTTTCATTCCATCTAGCGTTTTTTTCTTTTTTTACAAAAGGGATGATAGAAAACAGGCCGTGGGGCTGGTACGAGGTGCTCCACGACGGGGCCTACAAGGTCAAGCGCATCCGGGTCGAGCCGCACAAGCGGCTCTCGCTCCAGAGCCACCGCTTCCGTCGCGAGTTATGGCACGTTATCGAGGGAGCGGGCGCGGCCGTGCGGGGGACGAGACCGTGAGGCTGGTGGTCGGGACGACGCTCGTGATCGAGCCCGAACAGAAGCACCGCCTGATCAACGACACGGATGCCGGGCTGGAGATCGTCGAGATCCAGACCGGCTCGTATTTTGGCGAGGACGATATTGTGCGCTACGAAGACGATTTCCGGCGCGCGTAGAAAATATCCGTTCCATGAATAAATATGCCGCTCCTGACCAACCTCTACCCGAACCGGTACGACCCGTACAACACGCCGTACGAGGGCGTCAACTGGGCCGAGGTTCAGCAGTACTACCCGCCCAACGGCATCCGGTACATCAACCCGTACCAGGGTGGTTTCCCGCCGACCGACACGCGGCAGCTGAAGCGGCCGTACGTCGATCGGCAGACCGCCACCGCGCTTGACACGTTCTCTCTCCTCGAGAACGGCGTCCGACCGCCGGCGCAGCACACGACCGTCGTGCTCCCGCGGCCTCCTCGTCCCCGCCGTGTCCTGGTGAGAAAAAAAAAATGAAATCCCGGGATCTGAGGATGAGTTTCACAAGAGCATGAAAATCATCCGCGACAGCCTGTGGGGCGACATTGAGGTCTCGGATCTCGCGCTCGCCATCATCGACACGCCGCATTTCCAGCGGCTCCACTACATCCGGCAGACCGGCTTCTCGTACAAGGTCTTTCCGGGCGCCAACACGTCGCGCTTCGAGCACTCGCTCGGCGTCTACGAGGTGACCCGCAACCTGCTCACCCTCCTCGTTACCAAGCAGCCCGAGCTCCGCGAGACGCTCGACGAGCGCACGCAAGAGATTGTCTGTATCGCGGGCCTGATCCACGACCTCGGCCACGGGCCTTTCTCGCACCTCTTTGATCACTATGTCAGCCAAGAGCTGGAGCCGTCGCCGTGGACGGATCACGAGACGCGCTCCCTCCTCCTGCTCCGCGACCTCGTCCGGCGGTACGCCGTGCCGCTCTCGGAACAAGAGCTCGACACGATCGAACGGCTCGTGCTAGGGACGCACCCGCCTGCCTGGTACGCCACGCTCATCAACAACCAGGAGTCCGGCCTGGATACCGACAAGATCGACTATGTGCTGCGGGACGCGCGTTCGTTCGGGATGAAGACCATCTTTGATCCTTCACGCCTGCTCCGGCACAACACGCGGGTGATCGACGACCGGCTGTGTTTCTGCGACCGCGTCCGCGACGAGATCATCACGCTCTTTCTTGTCCGGAACAAGATGAACCGCTTCATCTATCGGCATCCACGGGTGCTGCGGTTCGAGCACGAGTTCCTCGCGTTGCTCCGCCGGTCGAGCGGTTCGGCAGAGGTCCTCCGGATCCTGCGCGACGGCGATATGGACGGCTTCCTCGCGCTCTCGGACGCCTCGCTGCTGGCCACCGTCCGCGGCGACGACTGGTGGGCCATCGAGTGCCGCCGCGGCGGCACGGAGGAGCGGCCGCCAGCAATCCTTTATCGAGACACGGCCTGGGAGAATATCCGGAATCTGTGGTTCTACCGCAAGAAAGAACCAGGGGCGTGCTTCCGGATCGAGGACTGGAACCACGTGTCGCCGTTTTAGGCTGCACCGAGAGAGAGCCGGCGCAGCCTGTCCACGAGGTTTTGTATGCTTTTCGGCATTGAGGATGTTCGCGAGGACGAGCCGGAGACGCGCTTTCGTTTCGGACTCTTTGGCGAGCCGGAGACGCGCTTTCGTTTCGGACTCTTTGGCGAGCCGGAGACGCGCTTTCGTTTCGGACTCTTTGGCGGCGACGATATCCCGGAGCGCGGTCGTTTTTTCTTGGGGCTTTTTGGCGAGGACAGGGAGAGCCCGCGCATCATGTCCACGAGGCTCCGATCCTGGAGGCGCTGGTACTTGATGCTCGGGACCCCGTTTTTGGTGTAATTGCGGCAGCACTGGAGGAGGACGAGCCTCCGGGAGCCGTGAACGTCCTGTCGGAGCAGCAGGTCCTGGAAATACACCGGATCCTGGATGCCGACGCGTTTTTTGAACAACCCTTTTGTTTGGATGCTGTACATACCGAGGGGGAGATTGGCCAGAACGGCTCCTTGCCCTCTATTTAACGGCACCAGAGGATTATTGTAGTTTGCGGCCATGACGCGGAATTTGGGATCCTGGCTCACGAAATAACCACCGTGTTCTCGGCCTTTTGCGTCTTTGGTTATTGGGACTTCATCCCATTTAGGAAAATCGAGAGAAAAGCCTTTCAGGGTCTTGTCGCCGATCTGGCCGGACGGTTCTGAGAACTTGCCATCACCGACGTAGACAACGGGCAGGCTTTCGTTTGGCAGGTTCGCGCATAATTCGAGATCCTGAATTTCGTCACGGATGGAGTAGTACCTCATCTTGCTTAAGGGTTTGGATGTGATGTCTGTGGCGTACTGTGAAAACAGGGCATCGAATTCATTCACGAAAATCTTGGATCGGTGTTTATAAAAAAATTTACCGTGGATCATCAGCATGTTTTCCAGTTCCAGGAGGAAAGCGGTGCCGTGGCAGTGGATAAAATACAACAGGAAGGCGAGGTAGGGCATCGCGTAACTCGTGTATCCCTCCGTGCCGATCGCAATGACGTGCGTCTTGTAGCGTGCGTTGAAATCGAGTGAATTGACCCTGGATTGCCGCCCGTGAGCCGCGACAAAAAAGCATTCGGTGTTGGACATTTTTATTCACGATATATTTTTTTTTGGGACGAGATCTTGGCGAGCCGCTCCCTGTCCCGTGGAGAGAGGCGATCCATGAGCACCGCCAGCGGGAAAGAGCCGCTGTGTTCGTACGGCTCTTTCGTGCCGCAAAACCAGTCCTCGCGGTGGTACGCCTCAACGGTTCCGGTCTCCGGCCAGATCAGGTAGAGATCCCACAGATCCGATTGTGGACCATCCGCGTCGTAGCCGTCGTGCTGGAGCGTCTCGAAAACAACCACACCGTCGTCCAGACGGAATCGTTCGAGCACGCGTCCTCCTTCTTCCGAGACGTGATCCATGCCTGTGTACAAGAAAGAAAAAAACATGAGTTTTCTCTTTTTTTTTTTCCGTATTTTTTTTTTTTACAAATTATTTTTTAGCCGTCCATGGACGGCAGGTTGTGCTGCGGCGGCATCATCTGGCCGAGGCTGCCCATGAGCGACTGCATCGTCTGGATCATCTTGCCCATGTCCAAATTGCCACGCGAGAACGACGAGTTCATGTCCTCGACGATCTCGTTCACCACCCCCGACGACATCATCTTGGTCATGAGCTCCATCGGGTTCTCCGTGCTCGGATCCACCTGGGACGACACCTTGTCGATAATGTTTTTCAGGAACACCTCCTCGTTCCCGTCCTCACCCGCCCGCCGCTTCTCCTCCAGCTCTTTTTTCAGCACGTCCTTGGCCGAGCTCGACGGATCCAGCACCGCCAGGATGGCCAGCAGGTGCTTGAAGATGGCCTCCGTCTCCTGCCGATCCGCCCGGTTCAGCACGTCTTTCATGTCGATCCCGACCTTCTCGCTGTACGCCAGCCGCCACGTCTTGAAAGCCTTGGGATCTTTCTCGACCACCGCGTCCCGGTTCTCCTGGAGAAAATCGAAAAACAGCCGGATGTGTTTGCGGATCGGCTCCTCGTGCATGATCCCGGTCCGCTCCACCAGGTGGGCGTACAGCCGCAGCGATTTCTGGCCTTCCCCGAACGACTCGTTCAGGTCCTTGATGAAATTGCAAATGTACTTGAACACCAACACTTTCTGCTCCGATTCCATTTTTTACTCTTGTGTGGACGTGTTTTTAAGCCGGTTTTCGAAATCGTACGTCCTTAGCAGTGCGTCCAGGGTGCAGGCCGGTGTCCAGTCCACCCTGGGGAGGCGCTTGCCGCGGCACGAGACCTCCGGCTGCTCCCAGGGGAACTCGCCGGTGAAATGGATGGCATACTCTTCGTTTTGAAAATAGACACGGACGAACCATATCGGGAATGTATTCAGCCAAACCAGTTCTTTTATCGAGGACGACGTATCCAGCCAGAGCAACTCTTTCCTGATCCTCCACTCGATCCAGGCTTTTCTCTGGACGTAGGACAGCACGATATCGAATTTCTCGCGGTAGGTGGGATCAAAACCGTAGATATGCCGCTGGAGCTCAATGGGCAGCCGGGTTATCATATTATTCCATGATCTCGACTCGTCGATACGCTTTCATTTTTTTTTTTTCGTCCAAACAAATGAGCCAGCAAGAGATCCGTCGGGAAAAAAAACAAGAAATCCGCCGATACCTGGTTACAAAAACACCACTGACGCAGACAGAACTGGAAAATCTGGTCACCAATTTCGAAAACGGTTTGTGGGAGCGCCTGGGCACAGAGCTCGAACAGTATCGTAAATTCGACGTAAAGACACTCGACGTCGTTATCGGGCAACAGCTCAAATCGGCACAGAGAGGACTGCTGCGCACACAGAGAGGACTGCTGCTCGTAAAACAGTCGGCCTCGCAGACGACGCGTCGTCGCGAGGATAAAAGAAAAGCCATCCAGGCGCTGTTTTCCACTAAAGATCTTCCCAAGACGGTATCACTCGACCAATGGGCTCGGTTCGTAGAAAACAAGCTCTGGCAGAAAAAAACGAGCATGGAGGAGTACGACGATCCTCGTTTCCTCAAAGACATCATCCTCGATCTTACGGCATCCACCGAGTGGATACATTTTGTGACGCGTCCGCGACGCCGTCAGATGGAAACGAGTCAGAACGACCGACTGAAAACGTTATTGATATCCTGTCTCACCAAAAATTATGACCAGAGGCTCTTCATGACGCTGCTCAAGCGGTATACGGGAGATATCAATGAGTTATTCCTCCTAGCGGTAGAACACGACATAGCGTCCGCTGTACGCATCCTTGTTCTAGACGAACGGCTGGATCCTGATTCCCCAGAGGTCATCAAGGGAACTCGGCTGTATAGGACGCTCCCGTCCGTCGTGGCCTTTATAAAAAAAGGTGATTCATCGAGAGAGACCATCCTCCGCATGAGGATTTTGAGTCTTTTCTTGCATGAACCGTTCGAGATCCCACCCGATCTATCCGTCCAAGATCATTACGGGCTCTACCTCAGCATCCTGACGAACGTCCAGATCCGTGATCAAAATAGCGGAGAGGATCGCCAGCAAAGGAACAAAAAGAGGCTGATCGCTCTGCTGGTTCAACACGCGAGTCTTGCCCGTCTCCGAGCCTCGGATCCACAAGAGGTGAGAAACGTCGCAGCCAGGGTAGAGATCCTGAGAGAAGTATTCCTGCGGAGGATCCTGCAGGCCATATCCGATCAGTTTGGAAACGATGGAGACGAAATCATCCGAATGCTTTCGCTCTTTCCTAAAGGAGTCAATGAAGCCCTTCCCGACGGCATGACACCGCTCCATACGGCGGTTCTCAAAAACCGTTTCCATCTCGTTAGACTACTCCTGAGGCATGGAGCCGACCCGCGGGCGAGGAATACGAGAGGCGAGACGCCGCTCCATCTCGCGCTTCAATATAAGACAGTTTCGCACATCATTACGGCACTGATGAGCGATAGGAATGCCACGGAGATCATGGAGACGTGCCTGGAAGTCCTTGACAAAGATCCCTCGAGACTCCTCATCTATGAGGACATCCTCAAAATCGCCGATACATTAGAGGATATCTCGGAGGATCTCGCCGACCTCATGATCCGTGTCACGACCGAGAAAATCGATGACCTGAAATACGCTTTCCTCCCCGTCTTTGCTCGGGCGGGCATGAAAAAAAAAGTCAAGCTCCTCCTCGGTCGGGGTGCTACGGCCGAGCCCACCGGCAGCCCGGAGATGATCTCCTTCATGACAAAAGAGATTCAGCGGATACAAAAAGAAAAAAAGAAAGCACAGCAACAGCGGAAGCGAAAACAACAACAGCAGCAACACAAACGCATGACGGAAAAAATGGATGAACGACAGGTTCAGATCTTTAAAGAAGAAGACGATCTCGTCAAGCTCGAAAGTGAGGTTGCTACGGAGCTGGGCATCTACGATGCCGCAGCGTTCGGTATCGGAAATCCGCCGGTCATACGGGTTGAAGCACCGGACGCGGAGGAGCTCTTACCGGCCGAAAAAGAGCACCTCGAGAGCATGCCACGCGTGGTCGGACACCAGCTGAACGGGCTGTACAGGAGCTACCTCCAACTCGACAGTAAAGACAATCGTCGAGAGCTGGTCAGCCAGATCCGGAAGCACATCCCCAAGATCAAGACGTACAGCATCGTTGTTGCACCGGATAAGCTACATAAATACAGGGATGAGAGTGGAAAGCTCACACGCCGGCTGAGAGATACCTCCGAGGTACCGGATCAAATCCTGGAGGAGCACCGTCGGAGGGAGAACTGGCACGACATCGTCTCGACCTGTAAGAAGGAGATGATTACGGGATCGAAATCCATTGCCGACTACAAGGATTTTCTGGAAGATATCCTCACCAACCTCGATACGATCCGGTATCAACAACGACAACAACGACAAAAAACGACCATCCCAATCCGGTGGACGGACGACGAGGCTTTTATGCGACGACGGCAAACGTTATTCTCCAACGTTATCAAGCCGGTGATTACGGATATTCACAATCACGTACAGGAAGGGTCTGTGGTTTTTGCCGTGGACACGATCAACGTGCTCCGCGGGAGAGATATCGTGCTGCGCGGCACAGACTACAGGGATGCAGCCTTCCAGGAGATCTTTGATACCAGTTTTGCCGAGCATGCCGCGAGCATCGCGGACGAGCTGGCAGGCGGGACGATCATCTGGGTGCGTCCGCGGGTGGGACAGCGCGAGGATATCGTCGTACACGGGATCGGAACGAGACAGGTGTTTGTCGATGTCGCGGTGCGGCTCCAGAGCCGAAAAAAAAAGAAAAAAGGAGGAGACGACGCGAGAGAGCTCCGTTTCACACGGAGCGTGGACGATTTTTTTCTCCTGTGCCTGGTGGCCGTCTACGAGGATTCCACGGACAACGAGATCCACGGGACGCGGCTCGTGCTCGTATCGGACGACAAATTCAGGGACTGGAGCCAGGACGTCATCGGATACGACGCGGCATGGGAAAAGCAGGGACAGCGCGTCCAGAAGCGGGCTAAAAAGATGGCCGACGACAAAAAATGAACCCTTCCCTCTGATCGGCTCGCTGCGTCGTACACATGCTCTTCCTCGTTTTTATCTTTTTCATCTTTTACTGGCACCTCCACCGCTGTGCCGCCCGGCCGAGCCTCTGGCGAGCCTATGCCGATGGGATGGCCGCCGAGGACGCGCACGGTCGGCACGGCAAGCCTTTCTCCGAGATCAAACGCCTTGCCTACGAGGCAAAATGGTTGTGGCGGTATCCGTCTTTCCCGGAACTCCGCGTGTTTCTATTCCTTCTCGGCGAGTCCTGGCACGCGATCCTGGCCGCGGCCGTCCCGCCTTTTGCTCGGCAGCGACCGGCGGTGTGGTATTTTGTGAGCCTGCTGATTCCGTGGTTCGTCATCGAGCGGCACGGCGGCCGGTTCAGAGCGTCTGGCCGTCCCGGTCGCAGGTGTGGACGCACGGATGAGACGAATCCAGTGCCTGCTGGGGGATCTTGCCGCCCCACGAGCACGACATCTTGCAGCAGTCCTGCATCGTCGTGACGCAGTACCGCCCCCGCGACCGGTCGCCCACACACTCGTGATCCAACGGCAGGCCCGGATGCGGATCCGGGAGGAGGCTGTCGTCCAGGCGCCGCAGCCCGGTCAGCTCCGTGAGGTGCCGGGGACACCGCACCGGTGCCGAGCGCGTCCGGACAAAATTCTGGTGGTACAGCTCCTTGTTCGTGCGAAAGCAGGAATCGATCGTATGTTTGTTTTTCGGGAGCGTCTTGTTCTCGTTGCCGACGAGGCCCTCGCACAGCCTCTGTAGGTCTTGTGTGTTGGCTTTCTGATCGAGCCATTTGATCCCGCCCGAGTAGCAGAGGTTCGGGTCGTAGTACACGGCATCAACCCATGCCCGGAAATCGCCCGCGTACATGGCTCGTCGGCAGCCGCCGCCCTGGCAGTACCGCGCGTCACAGTCCGAGTTGCATGCCGTGAAATAGCCAAAGCCCCCGGCACCCATAAACAGGTCGAGCTGGTAGGGCAGCACGTCGTAGCCGCTGTTGACGACCTGAACCACCAGCCCCCGGAAATCGGGTCGCCACTCGCGCTCGGCATCCAGGAGCTCCACCTGGAAGCATTTCCCGCAGTCCTGGTCGGACGCGCCACCCGCCACCGCGTAGACAAAATCATGATCAAGACCGTCCGCTCTCGCGGCCGCCATCATGGGATCGCCGAGCATCATCAGGCTCGGACACGCAAAGCCGTACGCACCATTGCCGCCGCCGTTGCCGCAGGCGCTAGGATGATTGTCGGCACAACCACCCATAACGATCCGGAAAAAAGCCAACAACAGAATCCACGACATGTTTTGTCGTTTTTTTCTCGACTCGTTAGATGATAAAATAAACATGTGGTTCGTAATCATAATCATGGCACTGCTGATCCTCGTCGTCGTCTGGTGCGTCCTCTCCTTTTCGGTACACAAAAATAACGAGATGCTACGGCCTCTGCTGACCGAATCCGACGATCGCACACGGAGCATCGTCATCCTCACCTGTACCGTTTCCCCGCACAAGGGCATCTTGACACTCCTGATGAAAAACCGGGAAGAGCGTCTCCACGTTTATCTTGTCTCGATCCGCCGGTGGCTGGATGAGACCGGGCTGACGGTCGTCGTGGTGGATAACTCCGGCTACCCGTTCCCCGAGCTGGAACAAGAGCGGGAACGGCACAAGGAACGTTTCGAGATCCTGTCTTTTGAGGAGAAAGACCTGCCCACGGCCGATTTCCTAGACGGCCAAGCCTCCAAGGGCACGCACGAGATGATGGCCATCCATTACGCGATCCTGCGCTCCCGATTCCGCAACGAGGCTCTGTTCTGGATCAAGGTCACCGGTCGCTATTTTATCCCTGATCTGGAGTCCTTGCTCGTCACAAAAAACATGAACCGATATTATGCCCTGCGCCAGCTTAATCCTTTCCGATGTGAGGTCGTCGGGGCGCACCACACGGTGGCGCACTACGTTTTTTTCCCGTACCTCTACACGCACGATACCGAGGGCGTTTTCCGGAAACGGATCTCCCGTTTTCCTCCCGGGCGTGTGCTCCGGTGTCCCCGGCTGCCTGTGCCACCCACTCTCTCGGGCGGTTTCAAGATGAGAGTCACGAGTTTATAGACAGAAAAAAGCCTTACCAAAAAATATGATCTCTTACGCGACGATCCGTTCGTTCCTGGAAAAAGACGGTATCGACGTCTTTTACGAGAATCCAAACTACCGGACATCCGTGTACCTGTACCTATTCCACGAGACCAGCGTGGAATACGAGGGACAGACGCGGTTCGTCCATCCCATCGGCAACATGTTCCGGCCGCTCCTGCCTCCTCATCTTGTGGACACCGTGTACAATTTTCGTCTCGTGCTGCGTTTCCTGCCAGACGACACGATCACCGTCCGCGTGGACTCTCAGGAGCCCGGCCTCTTTGGCGGCAACGCGGTCTTTGACCGCGAGGGGCGGCTTACATGGGAACGGGTGAATCACCTGTACCAGGACGAGCTCCAGACAGACTACACGGCGATCGTCAAGATGCCGCTCGGCATGATCATCGAGGACGACCTCCGGCATTTCTTGGATCATCTCTCGAGTAGAGCAGAACATCGTTGCTCATGATCGGCAGCGTGAAATCGACGAGGTGGCAGGAGACGCTTATGATCCCCTGCCGCTGGCGGTCGATCGTCGTCGTGTACTGCCTCGACCGGTGA